ATGATAAGTGACAGAAAAGCTATTGAAATTGCCAAAGAATATGCAAACAAAGCTGGTTATGGTTGGGATGAAGGCTTTCATGAGGCTGAAAGAACGTCTTTTGATGGTAAATCCGTTTGGGTTATTTCAACCTCAGATATGAAATTTTCTGAGGAACTCCCGTGGATGATGGAAAGTATGCCTAATCCAATAAAGTATTACATAGATATGTCTTGCGGTGAATGTATTGCAGTTGGGGGAAGAGGTAGTGCGATTCTTCGCTTGAAAAAGTGAAAGTTTTCATTAGCGATTTTATAAAATATAAAAATGCTTTCTCAAAACTTTAAATGCTTTATATGCAGGATTTAATGGAATGAAAAGATAAAAAATGGTGAAGCCTGTAAACAAAGTTATCGAATAAGATACAAGGTTTTCTTGTGTGCCGATATTAATTGTATAAACGAGCCCGCTAAAAAGAATGACTATTAATATCAATGCAACTAAGAATCTTTTTTTTAATTGGGGAAGAAGCCATCTATACGAGTAACCCAATTTTTCAGCTTGTTGACGTATTATGGAAAATTCTTTAGATGTAAAGCCCTCTTTGAAAAGGAGTTCTTCTATTTGCATCTTATTCATAATGAATTTAACTCATTTTATCTGCGATAAATCAATTGTAATTCATTATCCATGCCTCATACAAATCTGTGAAAGGCTTTCTGTATTTTGTTTTCATTAAAGGCAGAGTGATATCTGTATCTACTTTGCAGAGATACGTACCTTTTACCTCTGCCTCTTTACACGAAACCTTCTCAGCTTTGTTTAAAGTCGTGAGCATGTCTTTACTGTTATCACCGAAGCGAGTTCGAGGTGACCTGTTGCTTCAGTCTTTTTTAGTAGAACCAGTAAGTCACGGGTTTTGAGTTCTGTGATATTACGATTGCCAATGATGGGGAATAAATGACTCACAAGGCTGTTTATTACAATAATCCTGTGGCTTTCCGACCTGGTTCTGTTACTGGAATACCAGTCTTGAGCAACTTATTCAAATGTCAGCAGCCCTTTAATTTCCACCTTTTCGGCTTTACGTTTTTCGCCTGGAGCGACCCCGTTTGCAACGAGTTATCTGGCTTCGTCTCTTCTGCGTCTGGCTTCTGATAACGTGACCTCAGGATAAACCCCGAGAGCAAGAATCTTTTGTTTGCTACCAAAGCGATACTGAAAACGCCACTATTTGGAACCGTTTGGGGTGATCAAAAGATGCATACCATTACCGTCTGTCATTTTGACGGGCTTCACAGCAGCCTTCGCATTCCTTACCTTTAACTCAGTGAGCGGCATAGTAAAAATCCTCGGCTGATGGTATCTGCATTATCGAACCAAACATACCAACAATTGTAACAACATGACACTGTGGATTTTGTGAGCCGGCTGGAGACGCAGGTGGGCTATTAAACTGAGTTAAGCAACTGAATGGAATGGGTAAAAGAGACTTTGAGATACGTTGGGAGACTAACATTTGGCGTCCCCTGCAAACATCAAACTAGCGCCGCAGGGGGTTGGTTTATAATGGTTTTTATTGGTGTGTAAAATATTATGCCCGCATATATGCCCGCAATGCGTCAATTTACGGTTCTGCTTGATTGGGTGTAGGACTGCTTCCAGGATTTGTAATCGCAATACTCCCAGCGGGAGGCGCGACCAATTTTTGTTGGCGGCTTGAGTTTGCCGGCCTTGATTTGAGAATAGAAGAACTTCGGGGTAAACCCAGCATCCTCTACCATGAACTTCATGTCAACAAGGGAATCGTCACGTAGCTCGCGCATGATGGCTCCTTAAAAATAATTAAATATTGCTCTGGCGATGATGATCGCAATGATGGTGATGAGAAGGTGGAGTGGGGTGATCATTCTTCGTCTTTCACTGAGTGGAGCTTTCCACCGCAAAAGGGACATACGTTAAGGATAATCGGGTCATCTTTTCCTGAGTGATAGCAGACCTTTTCCCCTAGATGCTCTCCAGTAGAGATGCGCACAGGAGATGAAGAGTAAATCCCCTTGCTGTTTCTTCTTGGTATGCCATTTTGTAGGTAATCACGAAGAATCCAGCAGATATTTGATGCATATCTGACGCCGCTGCTTTCGCATGGCTTGAACAGGTCTTTTTCAGACATAACAACTCCTCACGCATAGCGCGATAGTTAATGGAATAAAAGTGAATTTATGGTTTAAAAGATTAAAAACAGGCTGGAGAGGTTAAGTTGCATTTAACATGCGTTAGATTTGCTTTCCTCATGACAAAGCCTATAGTTGACAGGCCTTAACTCATCCTCCACAGGCATACGGCGGTCTTTCCCTTCTATTTTTTCCAGGGGCATTATGAATACACACACAGCCGTACCAGTTCAGCTAACTAATATTATTCAATCACTTACGAATGGCAAGGAAGAGCAGGTTAGCACAGCTTGCAAAGAAGATATTTTGGAGATGTACCTGATTATAGGTGCGCTTCTTCAGTGGAAATATCAACTTAAATTCGATGTGAATGCTTAATAAATGGTATTGATATAAAAGATTCCCACCTAAGTAAAGACCCGGTGAGGCTGGGTCTTTCTGATAAAGTATTTCTTGGGCGATTCCACTCCCTTCAACACTTCAATCATGCCAATCTCCGCTGCTTCTCCGCCCACACCATGCGCTCATGGTCGGTTCGGCACTCATCGCTGCAGAAGTGCCCCTTGGCTATCGGCTCCTCGCAGTAGTGGCACTCGCCGGTGTATGTCATCTGCGGCGCCGGCCGGTTAGCCAGGGCTACCGCTATCAGCTGCTGCTCGCGTTCTGCGGCTTCATCAATCGGGTCTGCAAAATTCATGTTGTTTCTCCGAAATTTGGCAATAAAAAACCCCGCCGGAGCGAGGTCGTTATCGTAGATGTGATTATCTTGCTGCTGCCGGCCTTGGCCTCTATTGTTCAATTAATTCTTCAAGAACGTCATCTATTAAAAGTTCATGTGACGCCACGTTATAACGATGCCCATGGACGATATAAACCCTAACCGGCAACCTTACCTTATCTGTAGATGGCGCGCTTTGGTCGCTGCTATTGCTGGATATAAGGGCAGGATTCTGAACAACCTCTATAAAGTCCAAGCCCCTGTCAAATTCACGAATTTCGCCGTCATAACCAGCGCCAAAAATCAGGTAATCCTCGGTCATTTTGGTTCCTCTTTTTGGTAAATCGGGTCGGTACCTTTCGGCAGCTGCAGAGCCACCTGCCTGTAATGCTGCAGGCGCTCGCGGAAATACTCCCTCAACTCTTCCGGCTGCTCCATTTCTACCTGCTGCGGGATAACTGGCTGGTTCAGGCGCTCTTTGTAAGCCACGCCTGACGCCGCTAAATCCACGTTAACCTTATCCCTTTCTTCTTTGCTGCGTGCTGCGAGATTGTGTGACATGGCGATTCCTCCTGAGTGGAGTATATCGCCATGAATCGCTAATTTGGTATCATCACGACGACAGTGTTAACCATCGTTCCTGATGACTTGAATGAGCCCTCAGGCAATTCTTCGATATGACCACCGCGGTCTTCAATCAACTGGCGGAAATCAGAAGTAAGCTTGTTGCTGCGGAAAACTACCGGTGAAGCCATGACTGAGACCAACAGCCCGTCAGTTTTCAGGAATTTCAGTGCGTGAGTTACGTGCTTGATATCAGCCTGTCGACTAAATGGAGGATTCATTACAACCCGGTCATAGACTGGATTGGGCTCAACAGTAAGGAAATCAACTGGTTTCCCAATACCTGACAGGCGCAAATTAAGAGCATGCAGCGCGTCATTGTTGGCTGGCATCAGTTCATACATATCAATCATCACATCTGCTGCTGCGCTATGAGCGGCTTTAGCAATTGCTCCTTGCCCTGCGCTGGGCTCAAGCACATGCATGCCATCCCGAATATCTGCCAAATGAATTACATGCCTGACAACTTCTGGCGGAGTAGGGAAGAACTCAAAATCATCTTTGGGAACCACGACATCTCCGGTCAGTATGATTTGTTCAATGCGCTCGGATGCATCGATATCGAATACATGCGCCTTGCACTTGCGACTCCATTTGCCGCCGGCAGCTTCCAGAACTTTATTAGTGCGTGTGTATAAGTTTCGGTCAAGCTGACCAGTCAGCACCAGATTTTTACCATGGCATTCCGCAGCACTCAGCACATTAAGCACTTCTTTATCAACTCGCATTTATTTTTCTCCAGGCGAAAAAAACCGCTTTCGCGGCTATCGGTAAACAGGTGAGCAGTCGAGATTTACCAGCGGCCGGCGCTCATTCAGCCTGACTCTGATGGCTTCGCATTCTGCTTTGGTGGGATAGATGGTTTCAGTAACGGGCAGGGCGTGAGAGTGAGAGGTAATGAGGAGGATGAAGCCTGCTAACATTTACCCTCCTTTGCCAGCGCCTCATACTTCTGCGCGGTGTTGTCGATGGGTTCGCTTAACTCTTTGCAGTGTGCAATCGCCGTGTTGTAACCTGCAGCCCAGTCAACGGAAAGCTTCAACCTAATCGCGTCACGCATGGTGAGTTCATCCGGCACCTTCACAGGCTCAGCGGTTAATGCCGTCAGAGCCGTTTCCATCAGCGCAACCATATATTGCTTATCCGGTACCGCCTGCCAGCGGCGAATTTCGATGCGGCACAGCGCCGCCAGTTCCTGATTATTCATCTGCCACCTCCATGTCAGCGGCCTTCAGTGCTTCGATAACGTCATCCTTGTGTAGCCAAACGCCATCATCATCCGTTTCGAGCCTGCCGAAACAATCAAGAATGTGCCCGCGAGGCAGCTTAACCGGCGCTGGCGGCGCGGCGCGCGCATACAAAGGTTTGTAATCACTATTCCACCCGGAAGGCTTATGTCGCCCATCTAAATAAAGCGGCTCGCCCAAATCGCGGATGGCGTTTTCAACTGCGTACCATCCAGAAGGCTCCTGCTTCGCCAGCTCTGCCAACTGCGCCCCTGCCGCCTTCAGTCTATCGACCAGCGCAAGAACAGTGTGCGGGTTAACATCCTGCATCAGCGCCGCAACGGCGTCGGCACGCTCAGCATCCCTAATCAGTTTCTGAATATCCTTCATTTCCCCACTCCTTCCACTAATTCCATATCGATAACCCGATAAACGATGTCGTCATGCTCAAGCGACCACAGAGTGCCGCCTGTTATGAATGACACACGTTTGCCTAGGTGCTTAACGCCATTAACCTGCACTGCCAGCCCATCCTCTAGCTCAATCATCCATCCATCGCGTACACGGCCGGCTTCTGTTTTTATCCTGCGTTGATGTTTGCGCATGGTTAACTCCCGGCAGAGATAGCGCGATGCATTTGCCGAACATCTTCCGGCGTCCGGTCGAGCTTCTGAGCCACAGTTCTGAAGTTGATGCATGGGTTGCGTTCGGCGAGGTACTGAATCTCGTAAAGTTGCCACGCCTGCTTTTTCTCGCTCCGCGCTGCTTCCGTTTCTTCTGCGATGCGAGCTGCTTTTAGCGGGTTTCTCGTGATGGTTTTATCCGGCAGCATCCAGCCGCCGTAAGCGTCGTAATAACGGATAACGGTACGTCCGCACCGGATGTTGTCGAATGGCTGCTTCATCGTTATCTCCACTGGTCGCCAAACGAGAAGCCAATGGCCGCCAGTGATTCGTCCATCTTCTCGATGAACTCCGGCACCATCTCTTCAAAGTCGGCCATGAATTTCTCGTCGCGTTCGACGATGACGTGGTGTATGCCTTCGCGTTTCATGCGCGGGTCATAGTTAGCGAAATACCAGGCATCCTTTCCCGTGACCCACATGCTGAATTGCACCTGAGCCATGTACTCTGATTTGATGGCATCGAAGCCACCGAGGCGGAACTTCATGAAATCGCGGGAAGTGAAAGGGCACTTAAGCTCAAGCCCTTTGCCGTCACTGCACAAACCGTCAGGAGAGCATGCTGTCCTTAGCGTCTCATCCCTGTAGATAATCGGTGCTTCCGTAACCTTAACGTCCGTGGTGAATTCAAACAGCGTCCTTGCTGATTCCTCGTGCGTCTTTCCCCAAGTGAGCGCTTTTGCATTTATCTCCAGCGCCTCCCCAGTGCAGACCTCACCGAGAAGGGTGTAGAAATAGGCCAGCTTCATGTCGGTCCATTTCTTGCCACTACGTGGTTTGGCTATAACCTTTGACGCTTCTGAAGCTGTTATCACTCCCAGCCTCAATCTCTGCCACTCATAGCTTCCCTGCTCAACAGACAGCACATCTATCCCTGTGTGCTGCCGTATGCATTCGGGAGAAATCATGCCGCCGCCTTAGCCTTCCTTGACAGGAAATCGAGAGCCTTAACCGCTTCCGTTTCGGTAAGGTCAGATGCCTGCTTTATTGGCCGGCGGAATATCTGTGAGCAAACCGGCAGGAGGTCTTCTTCCCATGTTTTATCCATGGTCATCAGCAGGTCGGTAATGGTCTGAAGTGTCTGCTCTGTAGAAGGTGTAACGTCGCGTTCCTGCCCGCGCTCCTGGGTGAAGTTGATACCCTCGCCACCTTCCGTGTTGACGTAGTCGATCGCACTATCCAGGCGCTCACGACGAGGCCAGTACTTAGCGGCCTGCTTAACTACCGTTTTGAGTATCATCTGCTCTTCATCAGTGACCCACGGGCATTTCTTACTGTTGTCGGTCAGATACTTTTTCCATGCTTCTGACCGGTCTCGGATGGCAAAGATGTCCTCCGCGCGCATCGTATGGGTCAGGTAGTCGCCTTCATCAGTTTTAACAACGGTGTAGGCACCGACGATTTCCCCACGCTGCTCAATGGTGTCGAACTCATTAAATTCATGCGTTGGCGTACGGTCGATTCCTGTACGCATGAATCGGTCATTTTTCCTGACGATTGCCGACTGGCACCACTTAATCGCACCCGACTGCTGAGCAATATGCATCAGGCCCATGTAGCTAATATCCAGGCATATGGCGCCTTTTCGTGGCACCAGATAAGCCAGTTTCTGAGCCGGGTTCAGCGTGATACCAATGGCGGCGATATTCATCACCGCGCTGCGAGTTGACGTGCTGTTTTGGGCAGCAATCTTTGCCAGATAGTCGTTGTTAGCGAATATCTGCATTGCGAATTCCGATTCGCGCTTGAATGTGATCGAGGGCTCAGCACAAACCTGCTCGAACTCCATTTTTAGCGGATTAACAATTTCGAATACCTGATTAACCAGCTGCTGGTTCATTTATGCCACCTCGTTAAAACTGCGCCGGCCCATAAATATCTGCAGCGCGTGTTCGTGCTTCACGTAATCCGTCAGGCTGTCCCATAACGCGTTATTCAAACGCTCCTGAAAGTCGATCGTGTCGGCAGCCAGGTCGAACGCGTTGATGTTGTCGCACAGCGCGCGCAGAACAGGCGTCACAGGGTTTGATTTAAACTGCCGGTCCATTGCCTCAACTTCTGCATAGATGCGCTCGTTGTCGCTCTCATCGAAGCCAGCGATGATTTTTTCAATCTCCTGACGGTCTTTGAAATTCAGCCTGATATTCATGGGTTCACGCTCCTGTTGAGGAACTCAACCAGTCGCTGAAGCAGGCTTTTACGCGGCGGCGGCGTAAAGCTGGCGCTGGTCAGAATGTTTTTGGGGTGAAATTCGATAGATTTGAATGCGTCAAAAGTGGGGCAGCCCGATGCCGCCCCTGCAAATGCTAGTGCTTGCATGGGGATACTCCGTTAATTTGGTTGGGATAAAAAAGATGGGCGCATCGCGCGCCCAAGAGTTCTCACGGCTCAACGGCTAGTAATTACCGCTGTAGCGTTGGTGCGTAGCACCTCAAAGCCGTCTAAGCAGACAGCTTTACGGTGTCACTCGGTGGGCAAATCGGGGTAAGGCATCCAGTGAGTAATCCCCTGACTTAAATACCATTTCGTGTAAAGCTGATTCCCTTCACCATCCCGCCCTGCAGTGATGTCTGCAAACCAATCGGGGATATAAACAAAATCATACCCGCCCTTAGGAAACCCTCTGCCATCCTCAGTCCCTGTGATGCTGCAAACTAGGCACGAGTCATCGGTAATCTCTGGTAGCCGGTCTTTTACGCTAATCCACTCCATCCTCTTCTCCTGTTAGTGGTTGCCCAGCGCCTTAGCAATGGCGGCCTTACATTTGTCGATATCTGACTGATTCATTACAAAACCTTGCTCAGTCTTTGATGTGAAAAGTAGAAGCGCCTCAAGCAGCTCAGGAGCCGCAGCTATAAGTGCGGCATTATGCTCGCGCTTTGGCCCTCCACATGAGGCAATATTCCTCCTCACTTTTGGCGCGCTTTCAGATATCACTTGCTTCCCAGCCGATAAACCATCAACAACGGCCCACCTTCCTTCCGTGCCCTTAAATCCACTCATCTCAATCTCCTCAGTAACCTGTCACGTAAGCACCTGCCATAAGCAGCACAATCACCGCCCAGCCAAGTGCGTAATCTCTTTTGCTAACCATGGTGTTGGCCTCAACGGGCGTAAAAAAAACCGCCCTTAGGCAGCTGATAATTTGTGTTCTGCAATCAATCCAGCAACATATGTCACGCCCTTCGTTGTGAATCGGGCCTGCGTGAAAGCGTGGCCGTTATCTGCCTCACCCGTCTTAACGGTAAAGCGTCCGGCATCAATGTGATTCTGATAAGGCGTAAGCTGACCACCCAGCCGGTACATGACACTTTTCTCAACCAGTACCGTACGAACCAGATGCTCTTTCTCACCCAGCGCCTTACACACCTGCCGAAAGCCGAAAGTGCCGGAGGCGTCTGCGTAGCGGTCGTAGAATTCTGCTTTGGGGGCGGCGATTGCCAGTTGCTGCTGCGCTAGTTTCTTCTGCTCGAATTCAGAAGCCCATGCTCTTGCTGCCTCTGCCGGATTAGTGAAGTCAGGTAATTGATACTGCTTAGCCTGCATCTCTTTCAGGGAGGACAACACTGAGCGGCGAACTGCTTTAGACTCCCTCATGCCGATCAGGGTCATTTGCTCCATGTTGAGCATGGTGTAGTAGGTTTTATGTCCGGTTTTGCCAACTACGAAATTTTCGTAGTTTAATTCTTCATCAATCTCATCATTGACTCGTTCGTGGAAGTCCGATGGACGAACTGCGTTTTGCCCGGACTCGATCCGCGCTGGATTGATGATGTTATTCAGGAAGTCCAGGCTGGACATCTTCAGCTCTTCGTTTGCTGCAACAGTTAACATGCTTACCTCACTCTCACGTTATGGTGTTGGCCTGAATTCAGGTAATAAAAAAGGCCGCCCTTAGGCGACCTCTGATGCCCACTGCCGGGCCTGCTGCCTGTTGCGCCAGGCCAGCTTGACCCACAGGTCGTGTACGCCATCACCGCGGACAGTTGCTTTGCACTTGGCACGGTAGCGAACAAACTCCGACCGACACTCTGCTGCGTATTTCTGTTGAGTAGTCATACTCACCTCAAATAAGTGGAATCGATTTGCCGCGCATCTTCTGGCGGGCGTTAACAATGTGCGTTGCACCCGGACGCACAGTTTCGAAGTTCTTACGCTTACCAAGCGACAGCGTTACGCGCTCTGCGGCTGCTTCAATCTGTAGCGTGTACTCGTTAGGCGTCAGCTTGTCCGCCTGGCTCATTGGCTTGCGTTTGCACTGAAGCTCAACGCGGCTAGGGGTAGGACGGTGTAATGTATCCGCGCTTTTGCTAACTTCACTTTGCAGATGTGCGCGGCGCTCACGGCGGCGGCTTTCTGCTGAACCGGTAAATACTGTTCTGCGTGTCATAAATCCTCCTGTGGGCTTCCGGTTGCGCTGTCATCAACGCATTCGGAAATCCGCATCGGTATATGAATTTGGCCTTTCAGCCACGTAGGTGATCCGTCACCGTTGTATAAAGAGCGTGTTGTCCGTTTCGTTACTGCCTCAGCGTCGTGCTGATGGATGTAATATACAAAACGTATTCATGCAGTGCAATACGAAATGTATACAAATTTGATGTGGATACATTATGTGTATGATTTGAGTGTGAATTTATTTTTGAAATGGATTTGCCGGGGTGAGGAAGGTTTTCGGTGCGGGTTCCATAAATTGTATGAAGCACATAGAGAGGCGGTTATGAATATAGATTCGTGGATAGATGGGTTGCGCTGGCTTGACGTTGACCAGAAGGTGCAAGTGCACTTTGAATTACAGGAGCAGATAAAGCATCACTACCGGCTCAGGGGTGAAGGTGATCATCTGCAACGAGCCATTCACTTGTGCGAACAATCAGTAGCGTTTGCTGAGCTGGCGCTGCCTGCGCTTAAAGAAAAATGGGGGCGGGATTTTGGTGGAGATTTCTATCCCCCGAGTCATTACGGATACCGGCAGCTGATAACTATCATGAAAAAGCAGAAGAACTTGCAGCGAGTGTCGGAACTGGAGCGGAAGCGAGAAAGGGAAGGTTGGGCTAAGTGACAGGCACAAAAAAGCCCGCTCGGTGGCGGGCTATCGGGGAAGTGGGTACAAAAACCGACTCAATGTCCGGGTTATTTGATGAAGTATTTTGAAAGTACGGCTATGAGTACGGAGACAACTAACGCAATAATAATTTTCCAGGTTTGGCCGTTAAGCTCTTTCTGCAGATCTTCTTTAGTGCATAAAGTAGCTTTAATGACAGCTATATCGGTGCCAATGGCAGCAACTTGTTCTTCAAGTTTTTTTACTCGCTCTAACATGTCATTACCTCCGCCATTTCCACTTCCATGCCTGATCGTATCATAATCATCGGCTGTTTCATGAGGTTTGACAACCGTTAAATGCGAGCTGGGGTTTAGCCTAGCTTCAACAGTCTCATTAATCATGTGGCTTTGCTCACTCTAAAATAAGCCCTGTTTGAATGTATTGGCCGCTCATCTTCAAGCAGAGTGGCATCGATGTAGTAAGAGCCCTCTTTATCAAACCTACATTTCAATAGGCTGATGTCAATTGATGCCGCGATGTCTGTCGTGCGACCGTTATTATCGCTCAACCTCACCCACATCCCTCTTTTTGGTGATATGGGAACATCGCCACCTTCTTCAGATCTAAGCACTTGGACCTCAAGGTAGTAAGGTTTCTTGTGCTGCAAACCAATAAAAAATACACCTGCGCTCATAGCAAATTCTGATGGAAATTCCTCACAATCATAAGCGAGGAGTGGAGGTGGTATGTCTCGCATCCCTGTTTCGCCGTTATAAGGAAAGAGAAATGCTATTTTTTCATGTGCCATTTCATCACCCAAACGTCTCTTCCGGCCACTGCGCCTTAAACAAGGCGCATCTTTGTTTCGATAGCCACGCCAATAATTCTGCAGTTGCCATTGATAGGTGTCATTGGCCACTGAGGGTTTAGCCCTTTCAGGTACTTCTGGCTGCCATCAATGATCAGCTTTTTGAAGGTTGCCTCATTGCTATCGGTAAGCTTAGCTACAACTAAACTACCGTTTACTGGCTCCCGGCCTGTATCAAAAAGAACATATGTCCCTTCAGGGATGCTTAACCCCATAGGCGCGGTCATTGAATCCCCGTCAACCTCAAGCCAAAAAGCTTCGCCCTGAATATGCGAATCTGTCTCAAGCCATAAGTCTATGTCTTTTATGGTATAAGGCTCGCAGGCCTCACACCAAGCCCCCGCCTGAACCTTGCTCAAAACCGGATACTTATTGCTGGGGACATAAGTTTCATAATTGGTGACGTTTGCCATATGGTCAGGCGATCCTATTGTTCCGTCACTATTTACGGTGAACTCACGCATACCCAAGTAGCGGAGGATTTTGGCTATATCCTCGATTGCCGGTTCACGCCTTGCATTCAGCCAATGGCTAACCGCACCTTTGGTTAGACCAAGATGCTCAGCAAGCTTTTCCTGATTAACGCCCCGATCCTTCATGAGGGATTTGGCGAGCTCATTCCATTTCATGTTCATCACTAAATCATACATTCTGTATTTCTTTTATCGAGACACATTTTGTATATTAAACTTGCTTGCTATAAATACGAAATGTATACTATTGCTTTAAAGGAGGAACCCATGAACAACTTGCGAAGCATTCGAAAGCAGTTGGGATTGACGCAAGGCGACCTTGCTACCGAGCTTGGGCTAACAAAGGGTGCAATTGGCCATTACGAGAATGGACGCAGAAGCCTCAATGTAGCCCAGTGTCGCCTGATTGTAAGCGTGCTGAACAAGCACGGCGCGTCAGTGGGAATTGATGATCTTTTCCCCCCAACAGCAGCATAAGTACCAACGCTCTTTTCAAAACGGACACGAAGTCCTACGTCGCTGAAAAGCGAATTCCAAACGAAACAACAAACGTTCGTGGCAATAGCTACGGCTTTGTCACGTCTAAATAACTAACCAACAAGGACATTATCAAAAATGGACACAACAACCGCCCGCAACAAAGCGCGAGCAATTGAAAGCAAATTATTAAACAAGATCGCAATCCGTGGCGTCACCAACGTAGCGGAGGCAGTAGGCATAGATAAATCGCAGATTTCCAGGTGGAAGGAATCACTGATACCTCGTATGTCGATGCTTCTGGCAGTGCTGGAATGGGGCGTAGAAGACGAGGAGTTAGCTGTGCTGGCTAAGCAAGTAGCGCGGTTACTCACAAAGCAAAAAGCCCCAACTGCGGGAACAGTTGAGGCTTCTCAAATAACCATCGAATTTTGAACCAATTCAACGAGGTAATTATGACACAAAAGCATATTTCAGGGAACTACCTGAACCACAAAAACCTTGCCCGTCTCGACTCCATCCGCTCTATCAACCCGGTCGTTGCTGAGAAGCTGAAAGGCATGATGCAGGAGCATAAAGCGAAGGAGAAGGGCAAATGAGTAACTTAGCAAGACTAGCAGACTACCGCCCTTCACCAGAGGGCATGGAGCGCAGAGTGGCCGATACCGATGATGGATATACCCGCATCGCTAACGAGCTACTGGAAGCCGTTATGTCAGCCGATTTAACAGCCCGGCAGCTCAAGATCGTTCTTGCGGTAATCAGAAAAACATACGGTTTTGGCAAGAAGCTGGACCGAATCACTAACACACAAATCGCCGCAATGACCGGCATTCATCACACCCACGTTTGCACTGCTAAAAACGAGATGATTGCAATGAACATCCTGATTTCCAGCGGTAATCAAATTGGCGTGAACAAGGTAGTTTCAGAGTGGAATTCAGGCATTAGCCAAGTTAGCGAAACATTAGCTAAGTCAGCTAATAAAAGTTTAGCCAAAGTAGCTAATGACCATTCGCCAAGTCAGCTAAACACAAAAGAAACTATACAAAAGAAAAAAGAAATAACCCCCTTACCCCCTTCGGGTGTAAGCGCTGGGGAAGGAAAATCTTCAGTCAGAAAGTCAGTTCCCTACCAGGCGGTTTTAGAAGCCTACAACGAAGCAGCTGCAGACAGACTGCCAGCTGCTGAAGCCCTGAATGACAAACGCAAGCGCGGTATCAAACGCCTGCTGAACGAGCTGAAGGAGCCTACCGTTGAGGCGGCAGGTAATTACTTCAAAGCCTTCATGAATCAGGCCAAGCCGTTTTACTTCGGTGACAACGACACCGGCTGGCGGGCTAACTTCGATTACCTGTTGCGCAGTGAGACGCTGATTAAAACCCGGGAGGGAAGCCTGTGAGTGATTATTTAACCCCGCCACACAACACCGACGCTGAGCAGGCGGTGCTGGGCGGCATCATGCTGGACGGCGGCGAAGAGCGTAGCCAGAAGGTGCTGGCGATGCTGAAGCCGGAAAGTTTTTACAACAAGGCTCATGGCGCCATCTTCGAAGCTGTGCGTGACCTGCTGAAGCGCAATCAGCCGGTAGACCTGCTGACCGTATCCGATGAGCTGGGGCGCCGCGGGTTACTTGAACAGACAGGCGGATTTGCTTACCTGGCTGAAATCAGCAAAGGCGTACCGTCAGTAGCGAACATCGTTCACTACGCGGCCGCAGTTCGTGACTGCGCAATGGAACGCTACGCCATCAGCAAGTTGGCTGAAGCAACTGAGATGCTCTATACCCGCAGCACGATGAACGCTGTTGAGAAGCTGGAAGCCGTCAGCACCCTGACCAGTCAGATTAGCGACTATGCCAAGACGGGCAACCGCCGCGGAGCCAGAGCTCTGATTGATGTGATGGATGACTGGCTGCGAGAGGTTGAAGGCCGTTTTGATAACACCGGCGCACATCGTGGGCTGTCTACCGGAATCCCTTCGCTGGACGCCATGCTTGAGCCCAAAGGTCTGGTCAAAGGCTCGCTGTTCGTCATCGGCGCCCGGCCAAAGATGGGGAAAGCAATGGCTCTGGATGCAAAGATCCTTCTGCAAGATGGCACCTGGACAACGCATGGGGAAATCAAAGTAGGTCAGAAAGTTGCATCAGTTGACGGCAGCGCCTCCCTGGTTACAGGGGTGTTCCCTCAAGGGGTTCGAAAAATGTATCAAGTCACTTTTGAAGATGGGCGCACCGTTAAGGCAGCAGATTCGCACCTGTGGGAGATAAGCTCATCGAAATTTGATGGCAATCGCATCGTGGACACTGAAAAGTTAGAAGAGATGCTTCAGAGGGTGAGGTATCAAGGGCGGCTGTGCATCCCTTCATTGTCCGGAGATTTTGGAGCATCGGCAGATCACGTTGACGGATGGGTATTGGGGGCGCTTCTTGGTGACGGCTCGTTAACAAAGAGTGTCAAGTTCACCAACTCAGAAGACTACGTTTTGTCTCGAATGGCGGCCAGCGTAGCCCCTCTGAACCTCTGTCATGTAGGTGGTAACGACTACACGATAACGCACCATCGTGGATGCAAAAATCCTCTTCTCGATAAGCTGAGAGAATACGGATTGGTGGGGAGAACTGCGCAAGAAAAAGAAATACCAGAATCTATTTTCAGTGCAGAAAAAGAAACTCGTATCGGTGTCTTGATTGGCCTGCTTGAGACCGACGGGTGGGTTGAGAAATTCGGATGCATTAGGTTCTCATCGGCTAGCAAGAAGCTTTCGCAAGGGGTAGTGAAGCTTGTTCACTCTCTCGGCGGAACAGCCAGAGAAACAATGCGCACTGACATTTCTTATACCTACAAGGGAGAAACTCTTCAGGGGTTAGATGCACAAATGGTTAGCATGAAGTTGCCTGACGAAATTCTGGAGTGCATTAAGTCGCCTCGTCTACGCGCCAATCTTGGCATAAATCGACTCGGAAACCGTGGTGTCGGGATTAAATCCGTTATCGAAATTGAGCCGGAAGAATGCCTCTGCATCATGGTATCCCATCCTCGACATCTCTATGTCACCGATGGCTATATCGTGACCCACAACACAACGCTTTACAGCCAGATGGCGATTAACACGGCGATGCGCGAGAAGCTGCCGGCCGTTCTGTTCTCTCTGGAAATGCCCGATAAGCAAATCTTCGAGCGTATGGTGGGTCAGGCATCTGGCGTGAATACGGATATTTTCTACCGTGGCAGCGATAACGATACCGACTTTGCGTTGGCGAACGGTCACGCAATGGAGCTGGTTCAGTCTGGCAATCTGTTTATCGACGATACGCCCGGCATCACGCTGGCGCACATCGTTGCAGAGTCCCGCCGCATTAAGCGTGAGAAGGGCGCCGTCGGCATGGTGATGGTTGACTACCTGACACTGATGACTGGCGAAAAGGCCGACCGCAATGACCTGTCATTCGGCTTAATCACGAAAGGGCTGAAGAACCTGGCTAAAGAGCTTGGTTGCGTTGTGGTGCTTCTGACGCAGCTTAACCGCGACCTTGAGAAGCGCACCAACAAGCGACCACTCCCAAGCGACTCACGCGACACCGGACAGATTGAGCAGGACTGCGACTACTGGCTGGGTATCTACCGCGAAGGCGCCTACGACGAGAACTATCCGCAGCATGAAACAGAGCTGCTGTTGCGACTTAACCGCCACGGCAAGACCGGCGTTGTGTACGCAGAACAGAAGAACGGCGCCATCTACGACGCTGACCAGCTGGCATATCAGGCTAAGGCCGCAGAGCGCGAAGCCAAGCCGCAGAAGAGAGGGGGATTCTGATGAATAAGTTAACCGCTGAAGTGGCGCGCATGGACATCGTCCATCTGCGTGAGCATCAGGCAGACCCGCATGTAGGCCTGAGCCTGAGGGAAGAGAAGTACCTACAAGCCTTAGAGATAGCCCTGCCAGTGCTGGAGCAGCAAGAGAGTGATGGCTGGATTGAGTGGAAGGGCGGTGAGTGTCCCACAGACATCAGAGATAGAGTAGATATTAAACTCCGGGATTATGGACAATTCACTGACAGGGTATCTGGACGATTGAATTGGGAACAATTCGGAGTGTCAACTGACATCATCGCCTATCGGGTGATTGAGAATGATGGGAGTGAAGGGTGAGGCTTAAAGTTGGCGAAAATGAATGGGCAAATTATTTCCCCCAGGAGAGGCCGTTAAATGGCAGAAGACTGAAGGTATGGGCAGAGCATAGCGGATTTCTTGGTGAAGGGCTGGCAACCGAACGTCGTAAAAGTGGAGGTGGAATATTCGCTGCTGGAAAGCACTTTGATTCCAATTACATTCTGCACTGGATTTACGATGACGAACCGGAGGATGTATGAGCGACAAAGATGAGCATGTACGCGACCTTGAGCGACAGAAGTTTGAATGCTGGTTTGATTCTGAATACAAGCACCTCGAATCTTCCAAATACACCGATGCAGTGCCGCATATTAAATACGGCTTCTGGATGGCATGGCAGGCAGCAATAGCGAGCAAACAGGAGCAGAGCGATGGAGAAACAAACGTATCTCATCAGAGATAACCGAATACGCCAGAACTGCATAGAAGCCATCTATAACCTCCAGACAGACCCGCAGCACCCCATCGAAGTAATCATCCAGGAACGAAAAAGAACAATCTCACAAAACAAACGCATGTGGCCTCTGCTGCAGGATTTGTCGCGTCAGGTGGTTTGGTTCGGCCAGAAGTACAGCCCGGACGACTGGAAGGATTTGATTACTGCCCTCGTAGCGAAAACGAAAAACGAACAGCAGCGCACCGCACCAGGTATCGGCGGCGGCGTTGTCATGTTCGGTTCACGAACGAGCAAGATGCGGGTAAGCGAGATGGTAGAGGTCATTGAGGCTATCTACTGGTTTGGCACAGAGCAGAACGTGAAATTCAGCGACGAGTCCCGCCTCGAACTGGAATGGGCTAAAAGATTTGGAGATAAAGATGGAAAAAATCCTGAGAAGACTAAGAGAAAAGTCAGAGCTAATGCCTAGCGGCTGCATTGAGTGGAGGGGAAGTTATGTATGGGATGGATACGGACAAATAAGCTGGAACTACAAAAAATATCGAGTTCACAGGCTTTCATATGAACTAAATGTTGGCCCTATACCTGAAGGTCACGTCGTCAGGCACAAATGCGATAACCCCAAGTGCATAAACCCAGATCATCTATGTACAGGGACTATATCTCAAAACAATAAAGACTGTAAGGACAGGGGTAGAAATGCCCGTGGGGAGCGACATCACGGAGCGAAACTCACTGAGCGCCAAGTGCTTGAGATTTACCACTCAAAACTGTCAAACATTAAGCTCGCAAAAATATATGGGGTAACAGAGATGACAACCGGACGCATAAAGCGAGGGCAGCTTTGGTCTCACGTTACTAAGCGCTGGGGAGAACAGAACAGGAGCGCAGCATGAGTATCGTCAGAGAAGAAATCCACAACGTACTGTCAGACGGTTTCTGGTACTCGTCTACCGACATCCTCGACGCAGTATGCAAAAAGACCGGCGCGAGCAGGGTACAGGTTAACTCCGCTCTCCACACCATGTCTGGCAGTGGTGAAATCATCAAAGAGCGAGAAGAGACCGGCGCCCGACACTGCCGCTTCCGCATCGGGAAAGAGAAGTTCGCCTTCGGCCGCAGCGCCAATATCTCAATGTTTGACACTCTTCTGAAATCAGTGAGGGCAGCATGAACGCAACCATTCAGACCATCCCAGAGCTACTCGTTACCAACCGTGGCAACTTATCAGACCTTGCTCGTCAGCTTAACTCCAATCGCCGCACTGTCCGGAAATACGCCCGCGACTTCAACGCGACCCAGCATGCCATTGTGAACGGTGTCCTGATGGTTTTTCGCGGTCAGCTTGGCGCGCACAAGAGGGAAGGGAAATGCGACAAAGAGTGAGCCTTACCCAGCGCGCTTTAGACAACCTGATATTCCAGCCCACGAAACGCTCCCGAAACAAACCCAAGCCAATACCTCCCGCCAGCCAGGTCACATCATACGACCACGGCTATCGGCTGCGTGTTGCTATGTGGAATCGGGTGAGGACGGCGCGATGAAACTAACACCAAAACAACGTGGAATTCTGCGAATGAAATTTGGTGGGCGCTGCGCCTATTGCGGTTGTGAATTACCGGAGAAGGGTTGGCATGCAGACCATGTCGAAGCCGCATTGAGGAAGTGGGAGTTCGGGCCGCGCCGCGCAGATGGTTCTCGGCGGACGGTAGCCACAGGCGAACATTGGCGCCCTGAGCATGACGTAATGGAGAACCTGTTCCCGGCATGCGCCCCATGTAATCTCTTCAAAGCCACATTTAGCCTAGAAACATTCAGGGAGCAGATAGCTGAGCAAGTGGAAAGAGCCAGGCTATATAGCGTCAACTTCCGCACAGCTGAGCGTTTCGGCCAAATCCAGGTAACGGCATCGCCAATCGTTTTCTGGTTCGAGAAATATCAGGAGCAATCCAATGACGCAGCATGAAGATCCAACCTGTGCTGACTGTGGAATGCCCCTGTCACCAGACGAGACATTCGTATGCAGTGACTGCTGTGCTTTCTACACGATATTCAGAGACCCGAACTATTACGACATAGGGGGTGATAATGCCAAAGGCGATTAAACCGCCGAAGCCAAAGAAGTTCCGTATCTGCCCTGAGAAGTTTATCCCCCGCAGCACCACCCAGACAGTTTGCTCCCCTAAATGCGCCATCCAACTCGCCAACCAGTTATCTGAACGCAACAGAAAGCGTCAGGAGAAGCTACAGCGCGATGAATTACGCATACGCAGGGAAAGACTCAAGACAAAATCGGACTGGTCTAAAGAGGCTCAGGTTGCGGTTAATCGGTATATCTTCTGGCGCGATTATGGGAAGCCATGCATAGCTTGCAGTAGGACACTTAACTACGGCGTCCGGGGCGGGGCAGTAGACGCAAGTCACTACCGGTCACGAGGCTCGGCATCACATCTTCGGTATAACGTTTTTAACATCCATGCGGGCTGCGTTCGGTGCAACCGCGAACTATCCGGGAATCTCATCCCGTTCCGCATAAACCTCATCGAGAAGATTGGCGCTGATCGCGTCGAGAAACTCGAACACGACAACACGCCGCGCAAATTCGATATCGACTACCTGAAGCGAATGAAGGCCATCTTCACGCGCCGGGCCCGTCATTACGAAAAGCTACGCAAAAGACATCTGGAGGCAGCATGAAATGCAAGGTTGATGGGTGCGATCGTGAATGCAATCACTATCCCGGCAAGGGGTATGTCAGATGCATTACTTCAGAATGATGCGCTATGGCACGTATGAACTCACAAAAAATGGAAAGAGGAAGCCCCGCTCGAAAAATGCAAAGGGCTATCAAATGCTTCACCTTCCAGACCATCCGCTGGCTATGGCAAATGGCTCAGTCTATGAACACCGCAAAGTGGTGTACGACCAATATGGCGAAAACCTTCCCCCATGTGAACTGTGCATGAAAGTCGTTGACTGGAAAACGGCACATATCGATCACAAAGATGACTCTGTAGACAACAACCGCAAAGGAAATCTGAGGGTTTTATGCAGAGCCTGCAACGTCATGCGCTCACGCGTTCATATACCTCAGCACACTGTGAAGCGCCGACATGCCATCACATTTAACGGGGTAACGAAAACAGCAACTGAATGGGCAAGAGACCCAAGGGTTACCGTCGCCGGGAAAACGATAATCCTGCGTCTCAAAAGAGGAATGACGGTTGAGCAAGCGCTCTTTGGCGAAAAGATAACTCACCGCGGCACCAAAGCTAAATCTAGGACTCCTCTTTACGGCGAATACCAAGGGCCAAAAACTTCGGAGGCAGCATGACCGAATACCTCAAAGAGAAGTGGCTGAAGCTTCGCATCATGAAAATGCGCGGCATGGCAGAGATAAATTACCGGATCATCCGCAACACAGCGAAAATCATGGGGGTTAAGCATGCACGCTGAAGCACTGACTCAGTTAGCACAGGTTATGCGAAAATCCGACCTGAAGAAGCGTTACCTCAAGCCCGTAAAGCTCATAACCCCTTTGCAGTCAGCATGGGTTCGTTGCCTGCTTGATGTGTGGGGCGAGAAGTACGGCGGAAGAGTAGGGCCGGATAGTGGGAAATGCAGCGTAATCGGCCGCCTGATGATTCGGCAAGAGTGGAACGACAGGGAATCAGAGCGGATTATGGATGTTGTGAACAATCTGCATAAGCAGGGCTATCGCGGAGATGAGCTGTTCATCAAAGCGAAGCAGCTCATTAACCCACAGCACTCAGTAAGCAATCTTCTCGACCGCGCCAACGAGCAGGAAGATGCTGACCTGGTTGAATCCGTCATCTGCAGTACGTTCGCACCTGATAACCCGATTCGTCATGTAGCCATTAAATACTACTGCGATCGCAAATGCGCGCAAGATATTGCGTACGAGCTTTCGCGGCTAACCGGCATTCACCCTGAAAACGCTAAAACGCGTATCAAATGGTGTCGTCAGTTGCTTGAGGCTTCCGTATATCACGCAATCAGGAATGAAGTGGAAGCTAAAAGATTCGATAATGCTGCGTAAATGCGATAAATCGCAAAAATATTTACCGATTCACTTGAAAACGTCACTTGGGCCTGGTACATTTCTGTTATGCTCGTGACAAAAGTCGTTGAGCAACAGAATCTCAGCCCTGACATAACCCGTCGGGGCTTTTTTGTTTTTGCTATCGTAGCTTAATTGGTTAAAGCACCCGACTCATAATCGGTCGATTGAAGGTTCAATTCCGTCCGATAGCACCATATCTATAAGACCAGCCATAGAGCTGGTTTTTTCGTTTTTGCGCACGACGAATCCCTTACCACACTCCTCGTGATCCCTTGTCGTCGATGCGCATTTTGTTCCTTTCAACAATGACACACAGCCACCCCGAAGGCGGGAGGTGGAGATGAAACGTATGCCCGAAAAAGATCCTGGGTTCTGGGCAAGCCTTATAGCCTGGCTCTATGCCCACAGAAACGAATCCGGTTATGCAGGACTTGCGGGCGTAATGGCTCTCCTCCGCGCGACATATCTCGGTAAAGAGCCGTGGCCTCGTCGTCTTCTCGATGCGGCGATGTGCAGCTTCTTTGCTTTCTTCCTTCAGCCAACGCTGCAGGTGATTGGCTCTGTATTTAACTGGAACTTCAGTGAAGACACGACTCGCGTTGCTGCTGTTTTCCTTGGCTTCCTTGGTGTGGATTACATCTCGTCGAAAATCCGGCGCCAGATTGATAAACGATTTGGAGACAGTGATGTTAACAGCCAGTGAGTTTCAAAGAGCTGCCGGCGTCAGTGATGTTCTGCGCGATGCCTGGTACACAAACATTGCAATGGCGATGAGCAAATACGGCATTAACACGCCGCTGCGTCAGGCTCATTTCATTGCACAGACCGGCCATGAATCTTCTGGCTTCCGCAAGGTGGAAGAGGGACTGAACTACAGCGAAAGCGCACTGCTTTCCATGTTCAGTAAGCGCATTACCCCGACACAGGCCAAGAAGTACGGCCGCAACGAGCTTCACGCTGCCGACCAGAAGATGATCGCGAGCATCATTTACGCGAACCGGAACGGCAATGGCGATATCGAATCAGGTGACGGCTATCGCTATCGCGGGCGCGGACTGATTCAGATTACCGGCAAGGCTAACTATGCCGCTCTGGTAGAACAGCTTGGTGCTGACGTGGTTGGCAATCCTGACCTGCTGACCGGATACAAGCTGGCTGCCGAATCGGCTGCGGCATGGTGGAAGAATCACGGATTAAATGAACTTGCTGATTCTGATGATGTTACCCGCATCACCAGAATCATTAACGGTGGCTCTAACGGTTTAGATGACAGGAAATCCCGCCTCACAAAGGCTAAGGGGATTCTATGCTCAACGTAATCAGCTTCATCCGAAATTACTCACATATCATCATTATCGGTCTCGTCTGCATTGCTTTGTGGGGATTGAATGCCCGCAACGGCCAGTTGATGGCAACCAACGACAGGCTGGAAAAGCTCGCAAACAGTAAAGACGAACAAATAAACGACCTGCGATCGAAAAATGATGACCTGGCATCCAGCGTTGATGCTCTGGTCACTGCAGTAAATCAGCAAAATGCCGTCATGTCTCAGGTCACTGAGCAACGGGCTTTAACAGCACAGCAAAACAGGAAGCTCCAGAATGAAATCAAGCGCTATCTGGCGGCGGACAAGTGCGCTGTCGCTCCTGTTGACAGCAATGCTGTTGACCGGCTGCGCGAAGCCGCAAAATCCGCAGGTGGAATACAGGGCGATAAAAAGTCCGCAAATCAGCCTGCCGGCGGAGCTTACCAGCCCCATTGATGTTCCGTCCGTGCCCGAGACGCTGACATTTGGCGAAAGCGTAGAGCTTAATGCAGAGCTGTATGGCGTGCTTGGTCAGTGCAATATTGACCGGGCAGCTATTCGGCAAATCGAAATTTCCAGATCACAGTGACAAACCCCAAGAAGATTCACCTTCAGTAACAGAGCAACATCAGCCTGACTTCGGTCGGGCTTTTTTATACCAAAAAAAAGCGCCTCGCCCGGCGTCAAAACCACCATAGATCCGTTTGGAAATGCCCCTCAGAGGAATGCCGGTATAGCTGGTGAGCTTCTATGGGCTGTCATTTCTGGGCACTGAGGGTCATCTCCAAAAGGAATACACAATGAAGTTGTTAACTCATGAATATTTAATAGATAACCTTTATTACAATAAAGAAACTGGTTTGTTTACATGGGTAAAGCCTCGTAAGCGAATTACTGTTGGAAGTTACGCGGGCTGCCAAAATCTAGCTGGTTACATCACTATATGCCTTGATAAAAAGATTTATCGAGCGCATAGACTGGCTTGGTTCTTCATCAATGGGTCATGGCCAGACGGAGAGATTGATCATATCAATGGAATCAAAACAGATAACAGGATTTCCAACCTTCGTCAGGCAACGCGATCAGAAAATCAAAGGAATCAAAACGCCCCGAAAACTAACACTTCTGGCATAAAAGGGGTTAGCTGGGATAAGAAACATAAGCGCTGGCATGCTCAATGTATGGTTGATAAAAAACTGTACAACATAGGTCGATATAAAGATAAAGCAGATGCAGAGATAGCGGTAAGGCTATTTAGAACAAGGCACCACAGAGATTTTGCAAATCATGGTATGAATGGCTCCTGATAAATAGAGAGCCTCTTTCACAACGGCTTTTATCACAATGCCCGTTTAAACAAGCGGGCATGATGATGACTGCCATCATCACTCCTGTGTCACGGTTAGCACTGCTGTGAAGCAGCGCGACATCGGTTTAATGGAAACGAATATGATAACTATCCCCAATACCCCAATGATTGGGGGTAAGCGTCGAGGCATCTGGACGCCGGGTGCAGTAACAATCGGCAGGGTGAAGGCAGGTTCGCAGAATGTGGTAATCGACCTCACTACCACTCAGCTTGATAGCCGCCTGACTTATACCGGTCCCGCCCACAGCTATCTCGGTTCTGACGGAAAGCTCAGCACCTCAGCAGAGAATGAATGGCCGCTTGAATATGTGAATGGCGTAGCAGTGGGGCGGCATGAGCCAGAACCAGCGGCAACAAACCTGTTTGGCTCTATCATGCTGGAGAATATGACCAGCCTGCCTGGTTCTGACGGATTTACAGAATATCGTGAGTCTGGTTCCGGATCTGTATTTCACCGGACTCAATTTCGGACGTCAGGCGCTCTGTCAGGGAATATTACTTACTCTCTGATGCTCATGCACAGGGGGCGCAATAATCTGGCGTTTCGTGCCGGCTTCTTGGGTAATACATTTCAAAACATCGGAATCAACAACCGGCAGGTTGGTTATGTAGGAAGCGGCTACGTTTCTGCTTCAACAACAATCGTGTCGGATGAGGCGTTTATATTCCGAGCTGCATTCCCGTACTTCGGAGCTAATAACGGGTTATTGACATCGCCCACATCCGTGACGGATGACTCTGTGCCAGTGGTAATCGCTGATACAGCTGCGGGGTTCAGTGCTGCTTATCCACAAATTGAAGCAGGCACGCTGGCAACATCACCGATTATCTCTGCGGCAGGCGTGCAGGGAAAGCGTGCCGCATCTTCCGTGACAGTGCAGACGGCTGGCTTCTCTTCGCTGCTGATTCATTTTAGCGACGGCACAAGCGACACGCATCAGATAACCGGCGATACATTCACGCTGCCCCCTGCAACCAATAACTGGGGCGAACGCTACATTCAACGGATTGAGATGAGGAAATAACGATGTCAGAACGCGTAGCAGTAACACTCACTCCGGTACAGATAACAGATGGCACGAACAGTGCGCATGTAACCGTGTCAGAGGGCTTCATTGAATATGCTGACAGCGCAGACAGTGATGCGTGGCATCGTGCGGATAGGATGATAAATGTCAGCCCGCCAGTGTCGCTATATCTGCGTGTCGCATCTGGTCAGAGCGCAGTAGCAGTAGTTACCAAATTTACGGAGTAGCCATGGCGGGAAATACCTGTCGAATGTTTTCAATCTCAAAATGAGGAAATTGTATGGCGAGCTGGAAAGTAACTTTGCGTCCTTATATGAAGCCTGTGCTTATGCTTGCATCTCTTACCAAATGCAACTGGCTAACTGATATTTGCTATAAAAGAGAGCCGGTAAAAGAAGGTGAAACGGTAACGCTCAATGGCTGACACCTACCGCATTACAGTAACCACAAAGTCAGGCGAGACGCATGAAGGCCTGATGAACCGATCGCAGCCTGAAATCGTTAATGGCTTCATCAGTATTGCTCGTGAAGATGGCGCCTGGGTATATCTGGCGCCTGATGACGTGCTGAAGATGGAGTACGTGCCTGAGCCGGTTAAAGAGGTTGAGCCTGAACCCAAGTCAGAGACTGAAACCGAACAATCAGCGCCGGCCGATGAAACTGATTCGGCTGAAGAGACAACAGAGTAAGGAATAATTATGGCGACCGAAGAAAGTAAAAATGAAATCGGCCGCCCAAGTAAACTCGCCGAATCGAAAGAGAAAGCGAGAGAATATTTGCTGGGCGGCTATGAGACCATTGGTGACGTAGTTCCCAGCGTGGCAGGGCTTGCCTGTTATCTCGGTGTCGCAAGGTCATCCATCTATAAATGGGCCGGAGAAGATAAGTCAGAAGATGGCTTTTCGGACATCGTAGAGGGAATTCTGTCCCTGCAGGAGAATAAGCTCCTGAATGGCGGGCTGAAGGGGGACTATAACCCCACGATCGCCAAGCTACTCCTTGCCAAGCATGGTTATGCCGAGAAGCAGGAAGTCGATAACAAGTCATCTGATGGCAGCATGTCTCCGAAGCCAACAACTATTCAGCTTCTACCTGTAGAGCCAAAGCATGAGTGAATCTGTCCAGCTTCCGATTCCTGCCAAACTCGCTCCGTTATTCACCGCTGCCAATAAGCGCTATCGCTGCTCACATGGCGGCCGTGGTAGCGCCAAGACACGAACATTCGCATTGATGACGGCCGTAAAGGCATATCAGGCCATGATGAATGGTGAAAGCGGCGTAGTGCTTTGCGCGCGTGAGTTCATGAACTCGCTTGAAGAGTCGAGCATGCAGGAAGTGAAGCAGGCGATCCTTTCAGTACCATGGCTGGCTGCCAACTTCGACATTGGCGAGAAATATATCCGCACCATCGATAAAAGCGTCAGCTACGTATTCTGCGGCCTGCGCCATAACCTCGACAGCATTAAGTCGAAAGCACGCATTCTTCTGTGCTGGGTCGATGAGGCCGAATCAGTCAGTGAAACAGCGTGGCAGAAGCTCAGCCCTACGGTTCGTGAAGAAGGCTCAGAGATTTGGGTGACATGGAACCCTGAAAGAGATGGCAGCGCCACTGATAAGCGTTTCCGCAAAGAGGCTGGTGACGACTGCGTTACTGTCGAGATGAACTACACGGATAATCCGTGGTTCCCTGATGTACTGGAAGGTGAGCGGCAAAACGACCAGCGGCGCCTTGACCCGGCAACCTATGCATGGGTATGGGAAGGGGCTTATCTCGAAAACTCTGATAAGCAGGTGCTGGCCGGAAAATACCGTGTTGCTGAATTCTCGGATGAACTGTGGAAAGAGGCTGAGCGCTTATTCTTCGGTGCTGACTTTGGCTTCGCTAAAGACCCTAACACGCTGACCCGCTCATTCATTCTGCATAACCGGCTTTATATCGAATATGAAGCCTATGGCATGCAGACTGAACTGGATCACATGCCGACACTCTACGACACGATCCCCGGCTCTCGTGAATGGCCGATTAAGGCTGACTCTGCTCGCCCTGAGACCATCAGCTACCTGAAGCGTCAGGGTTTCAACATCTCCGCTGCTGAAAAGTGGCAGGGCAGCGTAGAGGATGGCATTGCCCACCTCCGCGGGTTTGAAGAAATCATCATCCATCCGCGCTGCAAAAACGTTGCCCGCGAAGCTCGCATGTGGTCATACAAAACTGATCGCATTACCGGTGAGGTGCTGCCGAAGCTGGCAGACGGTGACGAGCATACATGGGACGCTATCCGCTACAGCCTTGACGGCCATATCAAGCGTAAGGGCCAGATGGCCGGAATGATGATACCTAAACGCCTGCAAGGCAGATAACCCCCAAACGGACAAACCATGACCGACAAACTTACATTAGCGGTGAATCACGCTATCAGTGATTTGCGGCTTGCCCGTGCGCGCATGGGTATGCTTAACCCCGGCATGGGGCTTGATGCCAAGCGCAGCAGCGCATGGTGTGAATACGGGTTCAAGGAAGATTTAGACTTCCATGACCTCTATAAACTCTATCGCCGCGGAGGAATCGCTAACGGCGCCGTAGATAAGCTGGTTTCCAACTGCTGGAAAACAAACCCGCAAGTTATTGAGGGTGAGGTTTCTGATAAGTCGAAGCAGCTTTCTGCATGGGAGAAGAGCAGCAACCAGGTGCTTACGCATCGTTTCTGGCGCTCTTTTGCCAAAGCCGATACGCGTCGTCTTGTCGGTCGCTGGGCTGGCATTCTACTGCACATCAAAGACAACAAGCGCTGGGATGATCCGGTAGTTAAAGGCCGTGCGCTGCAGAAGATTACGCCAGCATGGGCCAGTGCATTAAAGGTGGCTGCACGCGACGACAACGGAAACATCACCAAGTGGCAGTACACAGAAGTGCAGCCTGACGGGAGTAGAGTTCAGCGCGATATCCATCCAGACCGAATCCTGATTATCGGTGACATGTCCGATGATGAAATTGGCTTTCTGGAGCCTGGCTACAACGCGGCCGTGAGCCTCGAAAAGGTCGAGGGTGGCAGTGGTGAGTCTTTCCTGAAGAACGCAGCTCGCCAGCTGAACGTCAATTTCGATAAAGAGATTAACTTCAGCAACCTCGCGTCAATGTACGGCGTCAGCGTTACCGAGCTACAGGATAAGTTCAATGAGGCGGCCGCAGAGGTAAACCGTGGCAATGACGTCCTGTTAACAACACAGGGCGCTTCTGTCACGCCGCTGGTAACTGCGGTTGCTGACCCTTCTCCTACCTATGATGTGAACCTGAAGACGTTTGCAGCATCGGTAGATATCCCCTCGCGCATCCTTGTTGGCAATCAGTCCGGTGAGCGGGCCAGCACTGAAGACCAGATTTACTTCAACGCCCGCTGTCAGTCGCGCCGTGGTGACCTGTCATTCGATATCGAAGATATGGTCAACAAGCTAATCGACCTGCAAATCCTGAAGCCGGTAGCCAAGTTCAGCATTGTATGGGATGACCTGAATGAACAGTCACCTTCCGACAAGCTGGATAGCGCCAGCAAGATGAGTGACATCAACCAGAAGTCACTGGCAGCGGGCGAGCAGGTTTTTACCGCCAATGAAATCCGCGTCGCAGCTGGTTATGAGCCGCTGGGTAAACCACTGACTGAGGATGAAGATGACGAAGAAAGCGAAGAGGCCGGCGAAACCAGCGATATTACCGGCCAATAAGCAAGACCCGACCGGTGTAGATCGGCTGGAGCGCGGCGCAATGCGCGAGTTCAGCAAGCGGCTACGCAAAATCGGCAAGGGGTATATCGAGCTACTCAACCGCATCCCATCGGAACCAGCAGTAAACCAGCGCTACACCTTCCGCCTTGACCAGAATCTTCTCTCTATGCTGCTGCAGAACGGCGAATCGCTCATCGATGACATTTTGCTGCAGGGCGGGGAATTGAATCTGTGGTTCTGGCAGGATTATGCGTCTACCGCTTACCAGCGCGGCACGGCTCAGGAGTTCAGTAACCTGTCGCAGCAGTCCGCTGCATACGCCGCTGACCGGGAAAGCCTGGATAACATCCTGCTCAGTGAAGCGTACCAGTCCCGCCTGATACTGGTCAGGGCTCGTGAATTTGAAGAAATGAAAGGCCTGAGCAATCAGGTTAAGGCCAATCTGTCTCGTGTGCTAACAGACGGTATCGGACGCGGACTGAATCCTCGCGACGTTGCCAGAAATATCACTGCACAGACTGATATTGAGCGCAGCAGAGCTAACCGCATTGCGCGAACGGAAATCACGACAGCACTCCGGCGAGCGCGATGGGATGAGCATGACCAGGCAAAAGACGATTTGGGACTGAATGTCAGGCTGCTTCATATTTCCGCATTAAGTCCCACCACGCGTCGTACTCACGCTTTGCGACACGGGCACCTCTACACCTCAGATGAGGTCAGGGAGTGGTACAGCATCAATGGCAATGCGATTAACTGCAAATGCTCTCAGGTCACTGTGCTGGTCGATGAGAAGGGCGTCCCGCTCAACTCCAGCGTTATCGATATTGCCAGGAAAGAGTATGCCCAGACGTGGGGCAAGCGCATGGCTGCAAATAAATCACATCACTGCTGCAAACACGCGGCATAGACAAGAGTAATCACCCATGACAATGCAGGTTAACGTCACCACAAAGGTGAACAGCCAGTCTATTCGCCGTGAGACGTATAACGGGCGCGAACATCTGGTTCTCCCCAGCTATACGCTGCCGGCAAACGTAGTAATGAACGGCGGGCTTTATCCCGCATCTGAAATCGACGCTCACTATCAGGGTCTGGAAGGCACTCTGGCGCCGCTCGGTCACCCTACTGTTGATGGAAAGTTTGTATCTGCTTTCTCTCCAGAAGGAATCAACGTAGGCCATATCGGCGCATGGAACCGCAACGTGAAGAAATCCGGTAACCGGGTTTATGCGGAGAAGTGGGTCGATGTTCAGGTTGCTAACCAGAGTGAAGGTGGTCGCGAGCTTCTGGAGCGCGTGGCAGCTATTGAACGCGGCGATGATGTGCCGCCTATCCATACCAGTGTTGCTGTGTTCCTTGACCAGCTTGAAGCCAATGAGCAGCAGAAAGCTCAGGGCATTGAGTGGGTCGCAAAAATCAACGTAATGGACCATGACGCCATCCTGCTGCATGAGGTTGGCGCCGCGCAGCCTGAACAAGGTGTGGGCCTGATGGTTAACGCTGACCAGGCGCAATCCATCAAAACCAATTCCGGTGCGCTGGTAGGCGAGAGCTATCGCGAGCGTGAGCGCCGCCTAGAAAAGGCAGCACGCGACCAGTTTGCCAGTGGCACAGATGAATATTGCTGGGTGGCTGACTTCACCGATTCGCAGGCGGTCATCATCCGCAATGGCGGAGATGCGCAGGTATACGGGTACACCTCAGAAGGCGGAAAAATCACCTTTGATACTGCAGGCACGCAGGTTGTGCGTCAGGAGTCATGGGTATCCCTCATCGGCAACAAATTCAAATCACTTTTCACACCGCAGGATGCTCCTGCAACAAACCACAAAACGGAGGGCGACATGCCTTTAACCACTGAAGAGAAACAAGAGCTGATTACGGAAATCGGTAAAGGTCTGGCCGCTAACTTCGCTGAAGCGCTCAAACCCATTACTGAAAAGGTTGATGCGCTGCAGGCAAATCACAATCAGCTGGCAGAAGCGCTTACCGCCAATTCTCGCGCGGAAGAGCAAACCAAGCGCGCAGCAGTCGCTGCGAAGCACGGCGAGGTTGTTGCTAACGCCCTGTCAGGCGATGCGCTCGATGCGATGTTCAAATCGCTGGGTGAGGCGGCTCCGCTGGGTGCTAACTCCGCACAGAACCAGACCGAAACTGGCGCACCTGATTTCAAAACTTACTTTGGAGGTGCTGCGTAATGGCACGTTATCGTCGAGTCAATATTGACGGTCAGTCTCTGTACAAGACCGAAACCCGCGCCGCGGCCGCCGCAATCCTGCCAGGCACCGCTGCAGTAATTAATGGCGACGATGAGTTTGCACAGGCAACTGCGCTGACCGGTCGTCTGTACGTGATCGACTGCGCATACCATCAGGGGCTGGGTATCAACGACCCGATCCCCGAAGGCGATTCCGCTGTCGGTAATTATGTCGAAGAAGGGCGAGAGCTGGCATTGCGCTGTGTTCCGGGCACTTACCAGAAAGACACCCCGATCACGCTGGGCGATAACGGTCAGTTCGCCGCCGCTGCATCTGACACCGACTCGGTGATCGGCTACAGCCAGGACGAAGCGACTATTGCTGCTGACACTACCGATTTCATCCGCGTGCGTATGCGCGTTGGCACCGTTGCCGCAGCCGCTGGCGCTTAATCAGGAGAATAAGAATGTATTTTACCGCTGAAACACTGGCTGCTAACAGCCGACTGCGCGGACACTGGAACGAGCTGTGGGCGAACCGCAACATCTTCAATCATCAGCACGACATGATGGTTAATGCCTACCGTCCAAGCATGACCGCCGAAATGCTGGCAGCTAACGCTGTTGGCGGCTTTACTCGCGAATTCTGGGCTGAGATTGACCGACAGATTATCCAGATGCGCGATCAAGAAGATGGTATGGAAATCATCAACGACCTGTTAGGCGTACAGACCGTGCTGCCTATCGGAAAAACCACCAAGCTCTATACCGTTTCAGGTGATATTGCTGATGACGTATCAATCAGCATTGATGGTCAGGCGCCATATTCCTTCGACCACACCGAGTACGGTGGCGATGGCGACCCAATCCCGGTATTTACAGCAGGTTATGGTGTTAACTGGCGTCACGCTGCAGGCCTGAGCACCGTTGGTATTGACCTGGCGCTGGACTCGCAGGCTGCCAAGATGCGCAAGTTCCACAAAAAGCGCGTCGCGTACTACCTGAATGGCGATGACAGCATTTCTGTCGATGGCTACAAAGGTCAGGGCATCCGTAACCACCGAAACACTGCGAAGATTAACCTCGGCAGCGGCGCGGGCGGTGCGAATATCGACCTGACTACTGCCTCGCCGGCTGACATGCTGGCATTCTTCGGCCCGACTGGTGCTTTTGGCCTGACTGCTCGCCGCAACAAAGTCGCTGCCTATGATGTCCTGTGGGTGAGTGCTGAGATTTGGGCAAACATGTCCAAGCCATACCTCATCAACGTTAACGCCGGCAGCAATGCGCTGGTAAGTGGCACCGTGGCCGATGCAATTTCTCGCTTCATCCCGGCCAAAGAAATCCGCCCGACCTTCGCGCTTAGCGGCAATGAGTTCTTCGGCTATCAGCGTCGTCAGGACGTTATTTCACCGCTGGTTGGCATGGCTGTTGGTGTTGTTCCGCTTCCTCGCCTGATGCCGCAGAGTAACTACAACTTCCAGATCATGTCTGCTGAAGGCTTGCAGATTAAAAAGGACGGCGAAGGCCTGTCTGGTGTGGTTTACGGCGCTAATCTGGCATAAGGAATAAATCATGGCTGATAAATACGAAGTAACCCGTCCGTGGCATGGTGTTGCCCTCGGTGATGTGGTTGAGCTTGAAAAGCTGCATCCTTCGCTGAAATCACATGTCCGCAAGCTTTCCGGTAAGGCATCAGCAGAGCTGACTCCGTCCACGCCTGATGCATCTACCGATAAGCAGGCACGTAAGCAGGCGATTACCAAACGACTGGATGAGCTGGGCATTGAATACAAAGGCAATCTGGGCGCCGATAAGCTGGCAGAGCTGCTGCCGGAGGGCGAACTCGATAAGCTTTTCCCTGCTGAATAACAGCCGCCGCGATGGCGGTTTTTTTATGCCCTCTGCGGAGGGCTGATATTTGAGGTCAGCATGATTACCACAGCACAGGCGAAGGAATATCTGGAGTCGGTTGGCATCACGCTGCCCGATTTTATTCTTGATGCGCTGATTGAGCAGGTTAACAGCATTCAGGAATGTCTTGATGCCAACTATCCGTCAGCGACAGCGTTGCTTATCCAGATGTATTTGTTAGGACTGATGGGGCTGGGGCAGGGCGATCGCTATATCAGCTCTCAGTCAGCCCCGTCAGGTGCTTCGAGGTCGTTCCGCTATCAGTCTTTTGCCGACAGGTGGAAGGGTTCCTTAGCACTGTTGAGAGGTCTTGATAAAAATGGCTGCGCAACGGCATTAATCCCCGACGACCCCACTCAGCAGGCTTTTGCAGGTATCTGGATTGGGAAAGGTGGCTGCATGTGCAGTGGGGGGCGCTAATGACGTGGAATGATGCCAATCAGAAGCAACCAAAACCATTCGCTCGTGTCTGGATAAAAACCTCTGACGGCCGGCAGACAACCGGGCATGTGAACAACAGCGGCAAGTGGGTGATTCACTGCCCGCGCATTGCTGCTGCGAATCCGGCCGTAATCGCCTGGAGGGAATAGCTATGTCATCTACAGCAGCATGGGCCAACACTGCGCCATGCACGCTCTGGAAAAATCGCGGCATAGATGAGTATGGTGACTCGCTTGGTTTCGATGCGCCAATAACTATCATGTGTGATTACATTGGCGGCCTAAGCGAAAAGGTTGGCTCCATAGGGAAAGAGATTGTTGTTAAAAACACCTTTTTTACTGAGTTTCCGGGTGCTGATAAAGGTGATTACGTATTGATAGGCAACTCTACCGAGGCCGATCCGATTGCTGCGGGTGCGGATGAAGTGGCGCACGTTACTCGCTGGGGTGACACCCTTGATCGTGTAACTGATGACTGGGCAATAATTACCGGAGCGTAGCCATGGGCGTGAAGATTAAAGGTGTCCGTCAGGCTCAGCAAAATCTGGATGCACTTATCAATGATATTCAGGGACGTAAGGCGGTGCGAGCGCTGCAGAGCGCGATGATTATCGGCTCGTCTCAGGCTGCTCTTTTTACCCCGATAGATACGTCAACGCTACTAAACTCTCAGTATCGAGAATTATCAGCGAATGGAGCGAGACTTACAGGCCGCGTGGGTTACACGGCATCTTATGCGGCATATGTTCATGATCCAAATATCCCACAGAATTTCAGGAGAGCTACAGCTCAAAAGGAATTTTTAACCAAGGGATTTGAGGACTCAAAAGACGTAATCGACAGGGTGATTAAGAAAGAAATGTCGTTGTAATTTAGGTATAATTAAGCAGTGCCTAGGGTAGCTCCCGAAAAGGCGGAACGTAGACCGCTCTGGCACAACCTACCATCTACGATAAGCCAACTACGAGGTTTATATGAAAACTACAAAATTAGAAATTAACGCTGATTATCTTCGTGAATGCGTATCCTATAATCCATATGCAGGGGTGTTCACTTGGAATGTTAGGCCGATTGAGCATTTCAAAGACGCGCGCGCTCAAAAAATATGGAATACCAAGTATTCCGGCAAACAAGCTGGCGCTCTTATGAAGAGTGGTTACGTGTTAATTCGTATTCACAAGCAGTGTTACTACGCCCACCGGCTGGCATGGCTATACATGAACGGTTCTTGGCCTCAAGAGATTGACCATATAAATGGCTCGCCTGCTGATAACAGAATAGGGAATCTTCGATCGGTCAGTCATGCAGAAAATGGGAAGAATGTAAAAATTCCATCTCATAACTCAACTGGTGTCATTGGAGTTTGCATTCCCAATGATGGCGGCAGGATACAGGCTAGAATTCAGGTTGATGGTAAGCAAATAAAACTTGGTCGGTTTGACTCAATTGAAGAGGCAAAGAAGGCCAGACTTATAGCAAGCCGGAAATACGGCTTCCATGAAAATCATGGAAGGTGAAATCAAGGTCGCTTAGGCGGCCTTTTTTAATGGTGTTTTTATGACTCCTCAAATGCATGTCCGCGTGCGTGAGTTATTCGGTGTCGCTGGCCTTTGCGATAACTCGGTGGTGCAAATGCTGGTCTGGCGCGACACGGGAAATAAAGCTGACCGGTTCATCGTGTTCCGCCCCAATGGCGGCTCTGCAATTCGTAATGACCTTAGCTCTGAATATTACGTCATGGTCGATGTAATCAGCCCGGTTGATAACTTCCGCGTCACTGAAGAAGCGGTTAGCGACATTATCGATTACGTCCAGAAATACCCAATGCCTAACGATTGCATCGGGCACATCGAGAATATTGGCGGAATCCCTTCGCCGGTGCTCACAACAGAAGGCCGCCTCGTCTGGCGCCTGCAGTTCGCTGTTTTGTATGGGGAATAAAAGAGTATAATAAAGAAGTGGCTAGGCTGATCCCCGAAAGCCCGGTTTCGTCGCCGGGTTGCCACACCCATCAAATGACGAGCAACTTTGACGAGGTTGTAATGAGAAATTTAGCTGCAAAAGGAATCACGCCTGAGTTTTTAAAAGAATGCTTTGACTGCGATCCAGAAAATGGAACTCTTCTCTGGAAATGCAGGCCGCTCAGTCACTTTAAAACTAAGGCGGCACAGGTAAGCGTAAATAACCGATTCGCGAATAAGATCGCCGGATTCGAAAGGCCAGACACCTCAATATCAGTCAAGATAGGGTGCGACTGGTATTATTTACATGACATAATTTTCACTATTTTTCATGGAAGGTTGCCGACCTCAAAGGTTTATCACTTAAATGGCGATAAGCGTGATAATAGAGTCATTAACCTTTCTGAGTACGTTCCGCAATCATTGTCAGAAAGTCACATTGAAAATCCTGCAATGGAGAAAGATAGTTTTTCTCCATTGGATCACTTAGACGTCAAATATCTAAAAGAATGCTTGCACTACAATCCTGATACGGGCGCGCTAACATGGAAAAAAAGGCCAAGAAGCCATTTCAAGGGCGGTGCGGGGTTTGAGAACTATCACAGGCAATTTTTTGGTAAATTAGCTGGCTCTGTAAGCAAATATGGCTACCTGAAAGTGATGTTAAATGGTAAGCAATACCCAGCTCATCGAATTTGTTATGCAATCATGACTGGTTTTTATCCAGACGGGATGATTGACCATGTCAACGGATGTAGGACAGACAACAGATTTAGCAACCTCAGGGTTACTGATCGCGTTCAGAATATGAGGAATATGATCACTTACTCTAGCAACACTAGTGGTCATGTAGGTGTTGTTCAGAGAAAGGATACAGGGAAGTTCAGGGCGTACATAAATAGCCATAAAAACAAAAGAAAATCTCTTGGTAATTTTGACACTTTTGAAGACGCCGTGCAGGCCAGAAAGAAAGCCGAAATAGAGTATGAATATCATGAAAACCATGGCAGATAGCGATGGTTTAACAAACGAACCCGCCTAGTGCGGGTTTTTTATTGCCTAAAGAAAGAGGAATAACAGTTATGGCTATCTGCCCAACTGATAACACAAAACTTTTCGGACGAGCCATTGTGCTCGAAGTCGCGGACGGCTGCCCGGACGTCGTCCCCCAAGAGTCTGAATGGAAGGCGCTCGCTGCCGGGACTACAAAATCGTTCGATATGTCACCAAATTCTGTCACCTCTGACGCAGATGATACGAAAGGTTATGTTGAGAGCATTGTAACGAACGCTGACCTGACGATCTCGTTTGAAGGTGAAGTGCGCCAAAACGATAAACTCGACCAGTATGGAGTATATCGCCTCATTAAGTACTTCAATACCGAAATTCAGGCGGCGCGCCAGCCAACACTCTGGGTTCGCATGGAATTCGGCGCGGTAACCCTGCAGGGCTATATGCTCATTAATGCACTGAGCTCAGACGGTGGAAGCAATGACATCGTAACTTTTTCAACGGAGTTTAAAGTAGCCGATGCCAGCACTTTCCAGGTGTTCGATACTGATGCCAATGTTCCCGCTACCGGTGTAACGGTGACTCCGGCGACTACCTCACTTGCTGTCGGTGCAACACGACAGTTAACAGGCTCGGTTAATCCTTCTGACGCGACGGATAAGTCAGGCACATGGACAACTTCTGATGCGACCAAAGCAACGGTGAACTCTACCGGTCTGGTAACCGGCGTGGAAGCCGGAAGTGCAACGATTACCTTCAAATCCAATGACGGCAATTTTACCGGCACTTGCGCGGTTACCGTGACCGCTCCGTAACCATTCCAAGGGGCGGCGTGCTGCCCCTGATAATGCTTATGGAGAGCGTATGACCCCTTACAAAGAAATTGGCGAGTGCCTGATATCGCTGGGTGAACGTGACTACTTTTTCCGGCCGTCATTCGCAAACATGATGCGAATTGGCGATCCTGCTGCAATTGTTCAGGCATTTTATGACCTGCACAACGATGAATACACCTCGCTGGTTAAGCGCTCAATTGCCGCTTACGGCGGTGTCCCGCAGTGGCTGATGAGCTACATTGCTCGGCCACAGTTCAATAAGAATGTGGCCTACTCTGCGATGAATGTGCTTTCAGCTTGCTGCGATGATGACATTAGCCCTCTGATTGGCGAGCTACGGCTTGGCAAATCCGGTAAATGGCTCTTCGTGTACCGCAAAGGTGCAATGCCGGTAAGTGACATGGTTCTGATCGCACAGTCTCTGATTCAGCATGGAATCATCGGGAAGGCAAAAGTAAGGCGGTTGCAAAAGCATGAAGGGGCCAGCACTTCATCTGAGTTCAACGCCTTCGAGTACATCAGCGCAGCTCGCACCCATCTTGGCATGAGCCGCGAGGAAGCAGAGCAGCTGACGATGACGGAGTTTCAGATGCTGTTAGCGACGAAGTTCCCTGAACAGAAGGGCTTTACGAAAGAGGAATATGACACCGTTCAGGATGAATTCCTTGAAAGGCAGGCTCGCCGAAGGGCGGAGTGGGAAAGAAAGCAGGCAAAAACGACATAATCCGGAGAGAAATATGAACTTAGAGCAGCGTGTAGAAGCACTGGAAAAGGAAGTGAGCGAGGTAAAGCAGGTACTCACTTCAGTTAATGAAAAAATTATTCAGTTATCAGATGCGGCTCAGTTTGCTGTTGATGAACTGCGCGCGAGATTGGATGCTATGAGTTAACGCTCTTCTTAAATTGTTCTATTGCCAGCTCTTCTAATTGTGCAATAGTCATGTTTTTTATGTCGTATCCATGTGGGTCAAAACCGAAAACAGTAACCCCAGCTGGTGTTTGCAGGCCAAAACTTATGTTGGTGCGCAGCCCTTCTGGAAGATTGTCTAAGTTCCTTAGATCGCTAATGCTTGTAAGAAGATATTTAGCCACTTCGATTCCTTAACAAGAGGTAATCAGCCATCCCTCATTGCTGTGTGCGCCCATGCCCCAAACATGGACGGGCTGAGTACTGAACATATCCTCTAAAGTAAATCGGCGGAATCCTGACAGATGATCAGTGCTTATGGTTTTGCATTGTCTTGCGGCCACTCCATGCTAGGATTTATCCCACTGTTACTTTTGGGGATAGGGATATGAAGAAAGTTATTTTGGGTTCAGCTGTTGCAGTTCTTTTCGCTACGGGAGCAAGTAAGCCCCCTTACAAGCTACATGTTCCGTCAGATCCTAACGCTACCTATACCATTTTAGATATTGGCAGCAAAGGCAACCTCTACACTATCATTACTAAGCGAGAAGGTAAGTCGGGAACGACATATTCGCAGCGAGCCTACGACTGCCATGCAGGTAAAGTAATGTATTTAGGTTCAGGCGAGACTTTGGAGGAAATGCATTCCTCCAAACCCGATGATCACCTTTCACCAATAGTTGACGGATCAATTGCTGATTATGTAGGCAAAGAGGCCTGCAGTTAGATTTAACCCACAAATTCATCAACCCGCTTTGGCGGGTTTTTTATTGCCCGGAGATCGTGATGTCAGAGAAGGTTGGGGAAATTTACTACGATGTTGGCGCTGACATTGCTCCATTGCTGCAAGGTTCAACGCAAGCCAAAGCGGCTCTTGACTCCATGGGTAAAGGTGCAGATAAGGCTTCAAACAGTATGGATGGCCTTGAGCGTTCCGCGCAGAAAACCGGAAAAGCGGTCGCGCGATCTGCCAATGACGCTAGCCAAGCTTCTAAGGTTATGGAGTCTCTGGGAAACCAAGTCGCGATACTTGAAGAGAGGCAGCAAAACGGCGCAAGGGCCGCAGTCATGTTGGCAGCTGAGCTTCAGGCGGGCTCACAGGCGACCGCTGCACAACGAAAGGAGGTTGCTGCCTTAGCTGGTCAGCTCTATGACCTCAAGACAGCTCAAGATACTGCCTCATCATCCACTGAGAAGGCGTCCGCTTCATCCGGCAGGATGGAGATGATGATGAACCGAGTTGGTTTGGCAATAGCAGGTGCTTTTACGTTGCAAGCTGCCGGTCGCATCATTTCTATAGCGGATCAGATGTCCATTCTTCAGGCTAGGGTTGAACGGCTTTCACCTTCAATTGAGATTGCAAAGAGTACAATGGCCAGTTTAAGCGCTATCGCAGCTCAAACTGGCAGCAGCCTCGATGATACGGAAAGGCTTTGGGAAAAATTAACTCAGTCATTAAAATCTGCTGGCGTATCAAACTCTCAGATCCTCGCCCTTACAGAAACTCTCCAAAAAATAGGTACTGTTGGAGGCTCATCCAGTGAAGAAATGAGCTTAGCCCTTCGGCAATTTGGGCAGTCTCTGGATGGCGGAACTATCCGGGCGGAAGAATTTAACTCGATTATTGAGCAGATGCCGGAACTGGCGCGCCAGATGGCGGCCGGCTTAGGAATATCTGTTGGTGATTTACGCAAGAGGATGCTCGAAGGCAAGCTAACAGCAGAGGATGCGCTGAATGCAATAAGATCCCAGGCTGGGAAGGTGAGTGAAGAATTCGACAAAATGCCTTCAAGCGTCGAACGCGCTAAAAACTCATTGGATGTTGCATTTAAAAACGTGATTTCAGATTTGAATGAATCCATTGGGCTGACCAGGTCTCTGGCCGGTGCCATGACCCAGCTTTCAAACAACCTGAATTACTTCAATAAGAATGCAGGAGATGCAGGAAGGCTGCCAAAGTTGCTTGAACTTCAAAAGCAATATACAAGCGAGGTTCAGGAAGGGCAAAAATGGTGGGAGACTCAGTCTGTTTACCAGCAGCGCGTTGGGCAAGCGGCTTTTAACCTGAAAAATACAGAGTCTGAAATCAGAAGCATTCGAGCAGCTTCCACTAAGGAGCTTGAAAGCCAGTCCAAAATTGTTATTCCCAAGTCGACGACTGACAGCAAAGAAGCCAAGGATCTGGAGAAGAAGTCTCAGCGGCGCTTGGAGCTTTCAAAGCTGGAAGGTCAGGCTAAAGCAAGACTACAGGCACAATATGATGCTGAAGATGCCGGCATAACCGATAGTAAGCGTGTTAAAGCGCTGCAGGAAGAGTATGCAGCCACTGAGAAAAATACATCTGCAACTAAAGCTGGAAATGCAGAAGCGAAAAGGTCTGCATCTCAAGCAGAAACAGTAACGCAGAGGCTGGAGGCCCTCAGAGCTAAGTCAGAGCAGGTAGGAGATACCACAAAGGAACTATCGCGAGCTCAAGCCATTCTTGCTGCGGAGCAGTCTCTGGGCAAAGGCGCTACTGATACTCAGATAGAGCAGGCCGGAAAGTATGCGGCAAAGATTTGGGATCAAAACAACGCCCTCAAGCAACAGGCCCAAATAAAGCAGGGCATGAAGTTCGCTCAGCAGGAAATCGCTGCATCCGAGGTTATGCCAGATGCTAGATCGGGCGCGGTTCAGAATCCAACAGCTCAGATTGACCTACAGGAACAGCAGAAACTCGAGGCGTTAGCCAAATATCAGGCCCTAGATGTACAGAATGCGCAGCTTTATGAGGATGCCAAAACTGCCATTCAGCGACAGGCAGCCAATGCTCGCCAACAGATAGCAGAGAACGAAGCGAACATGCAGTCGCAGGCGATCTCTTCGATCATTGGGTCTGTGTCACAGGGTTTCGATGGACTGGCTAATCTTGCGGCCGGCGCCGCAGGTAAAAGCAGCGGCGCGTACCAGGCAATGTTCGCATTGAGCAAAGGCTTTGCTGTAGCGCAGGCGGCTTTAAACCTGCAGCTCGCCATCTCACAGGCAATGGCAGACCCAACTGCACTTACGCCAGCGCAGAAATTTGCCAACTATGCGGCGATTGCTAGTGCGGGAGCTTCACTTCTCTCCAGCATTGGTAGCATCTCATACGGCGGCGGACGCGAGCACGGCGGCCCTGTTAACGCCAACAGCATGTACCGGGTTGGTGAGGGTGGTAAGCCAGAAATCTTTAAAGCCAGCAACGGCAGCCAGTACATGATCCCCGGGGATAATGGGCGGGTGCTCAGCAATAAGGATATTGGCGGTTCAGGCGGTGGGGCGGGGTAATTGAGCAGCATAATTACTTCACTATCCATTCTGCAACTGGAGACCCTGAAGAGCTAACCAAGCAGATTGCTCAAATCTCTTACCAACAGTCACTTCGAGCAATGAAGGATCAACAGCGACCAGGCGGAATGCTGACGCAGCGTAAATAAAAAGTGTTTGAATTGTTTTATGCTGTCCGGGAAATTCTTCATTTTAAGGACAAAAATAATGGAAATCACAGGTAAACACGAGGGCGACCTCCTGCTAAGCAATGACGTGGTAATTCGTGGCATGGTGTGCGGTAATCTTATCGTTCCAAATGGTATTAAAGCGGAAGTGCCTGGCATGGTAACAAAAAGAATTACCGTTGAGCCGGGCGGAATTCTCATCTTGCGAGGGATGGCCTCTGGAGGTGTCACTAACAACGGAGGTTATATCGAGATTTATGGCATGGTTAACGGAGGTTTGATTGAAAACTCCGGCACCACGAAAGTCGACCCTATCGCACACATCAATTAAATGTAAACCCGCCACGGCGGGTTTTTTATTGAGAGCAATCCCATGCCAGAAACTTTCACATGGATCCCCCAAGCGGGATTCACGGGCGAGCGTACGCCTGATGTAGCGGTCGTTAAGTTAGGCGATGGCTATGAGCAGCGTCAGGTGAAGGGGATAAACCCTTTAATGGGGAAATACCCACTGACATTCATTGGCTATGACGATTCGAAGTGTGCCCGACCAAACGTGGCTAAAGCCGTCGATGCATTCCTGAAGGCGCGCATGGCGGTGGAATCTTTCTACTGGACGCCATCTGATACCGGCGTGCGAGGGCTATATGTGTGTCGTTCCTGGTCAATGCAAAAGACAGGGAGCGTTTATCAATTAACCGCAACGTTTGAGCAGGTGCCGCGATGAGAGACATCCCAGCAGAGTTAATCATCGAGAGCGTTGATGCAGGTATAGGCGCGATGCTCGACCTGTTTGAAGTAGACATGCAGTCATTTGGTGGAGATGTGATCCGTTTTCACGCGGGCACCAATGGCTATTACAACGATGTCATCTGGCAGGGGCGAGCTTATTCAGCCTATCCGATCGCTGTCGAAGGGTTTGAGGTTAAGTCTGAAGGAACGTATTCGCGCCCCACGATGACGGTGGCGAACATCTCCGGGTTAATTACTGGCATCAACCATGATTATGACGATGCGCTGGGAGCTGTAGTAACGCGTCGGCAGGTGCTGGTTAAGCATCTGGATGCGGTGAACTTCCCGAACGGCAATGCCGATGCAGATCCGACTATGGAAGCCGTGTCTCGCTATGTCATCGAAGAAATGTCAGAAGAGACTTTCGAGACGGTCACTTATAACCTGGCGACTCCGGTTGACTGCGATAACGCGATTATTCCGGCGCGAACCATTCTGGCGGATGTTTGCCAGTGGGTGTATCGCGGCGATGGCTGTGGCTACTCTGGCCCTGCTGTTGCCGACGAGAAGGATAACCCAACATCTGATATGTCACGCGATAAATGCTCAAAGCACCGCAGCGGTTGCCGTATGCGGTTTCCCAAACCAAGCCCGTTGCCGTATGGCGGTTACCCCGGCTCTGCAAAGGTGTCCTGATGCTTGAATCTGAATGTCTGAAATATGCAGCTTCTTCCGATGGGGAGGTCTGCGGGTTAATTATTGACGGGCAACAATTATGGCGATGTCGCAATGCCCATCCCGATCCGGCGCGTAACTTTCGCGTTGACGAAACAGAATGGCTTAAAGCAGAGACGGCGGGAGAAATCACCGCCGTTTTTCATTCTCACCCTGACTCAAAATTAGTGTTGTCTGCTGCTGACCGCAGTGCGCAGCTTAATTCCGGTCTTGACTGGTGGTTAGCCAGCGATGGACGTCTTCGCAAATTCCGGCCGGTGCCGCACCTGCTGGGCAGACGATTCGAACACGGGGTTATGGATTGCTACACGCTTTTTCGCGATTCCTATCACCTCTGCGGCATCGATTTGCCTGACTTCGAACGCACTAACGGTTGGTGGGTGCGCGGCGAAAACCTCTACTTAAAAAATATGGAAGCTAATGGCTTTCATGAGGTTGGTTTTGAGGACATCCAGCCGGGTGATGTGATTATCCGTCGCGCATTTCCTGAATGCGACCCGTGCCACGCGATGATTTGGTTGGGAGACAACATCATCCTGCACCACGAAGTGCATGGCAGGCTTAGCCGCCGTGAGCCGCTTCGCCAGATGCATGTCCCTCTGATTCACTCTATCTGGAGACACAAACAATGCTCACTTTTGGATTTGCGGGGAATTTACGACGACATTTCCGCCAAATCACTCTGAACGTCGACACCCCCGCGCAGGGGCTTCGGTTGCTGCTGGCGCAGTGTCCTGACTTTAAAAGAGACTTCTATCAAACCCGGTTACGCATGCGCATCGACGGCAGTGACATATCCGCTGACAACCTTGAATTCCATATGAACCGCCACGTTAAAGACGGTGCGCGAGTGCTGTTTGTTCCCATTGTTGAGGGTTCTATCTCAGCCGTGGCAGCGGCATGGATTATGGTCGCTGTGACAGTAGCTTCGGTGGCTTACTCGCTTTACATGACGTCGCACATGAAAACAAAAACTTCAGCGGATCAGGATACCAATTCCATTACTAACAACTCATTCACCAGCGCGGAAAACCGCATTGGCCAGGGTAGACCGGTGCCACTGTTGCTGGGTGAGATGGTCATTGGGTCAAACGTTATCAGTCTGGGCATCGACACAACGAATAATCAGGACTGGGATATTTCTATTAGCTAAGGTGAAATTATGGGCTCAGGCGGCGGAGGTGGTAGCACTCCCAAACTACTCGACGATAATCTCAAATCAAAACAATTCCTGCGCGTTCTTGACCTTTTAACAGAAGGGCCAATCTACGGCCCTGTAGATCAAAATAATCTCTCATCTTTCATGCTAAACAAAACGCCTGTTACCGACTCATCAGGTAACGCCACCATTAACGGCGTGAGTGTGGCATGGCGACCGGGGACGGAGACACAGACACCAATTAACGGCTTCAACACCATTGAGGCTACGACTGTGGTTAATGCTGACGTGACGCAGGCAACTCCCCTTGTCAGGACGGTTACTGACAGTGACATTGACCGTGTACGCATGAATATCGGCGTGTCAGCGCTGGTTGAGCAGGACAAAAAAGGCAACCAGAAGCAGGCGTCAGTGACGATGGTTATTGAAACTCGCATTGGTTCAGCCGGCTGGCAGATACAGAAGACGGTCACCATAACTGGTAAGCAATCAGGTGAATACCTTGAAGCTCACCTCTTTGATGCCCCGGAAACTAAACCATTTGATATTCGCCTGCGTCGCGTAACGCCGGACAGCAACAGTGACCTGCTCAACAATGGCACCATCTGGAACAGCTACACAGAAATCACGGATGACAACCTGTCATACCCTTATGCCGCTATTGCCGGTTGTGTGGTTGACCGAGACCAGTACACCGATACACCAACAAGAACCTACCACCTTCGCGGGTTGATTGTCGATGTGCCGGATAACTATGACCCGATCACGCGAACCTACACAGGAATATGGACCGGCAGTTTCAAGTCAGCCTGGACAAATAATCCGGCATGGTTGTTTCGCGCTCTGGTAAAGAATACGCGTTATGGCCTGGCGAAACGTGCTGGTTACATCGATGTGGACGATGGCAGCTTGTATGTGCTGTCGCAATTCTGCGATCAACTGGTTGATGACGGCTACGGCGGCAAAGAGCCTCGCTTTACCCTCAACGCTTATATCACAGAGCAGAAAAGCGCGCGCGACCTGCTGGATGATATTGCTGGCATGTTCCGGGGTATAGCGTTATGGGACGGCATGCGCTTCTCAGTGATGCTGGATAACCCACAGGATCCTGTTGCCTCAATCACTAACGCCAACGTGGTTGATGGGCTCTTCAGCTATAGCTCAATGAAGCGCTCAGAGCGATTTAATGCGGTTATTGTATCGTGGACGGATCCGAATAATGGTTGGTCTCAGGTCAAAGAGTACGTGTCAGACGATGAGATGATTGAGCGCTACGGCTACAACGAAACCACGCTTGAAGCATTTGGCTGTACATCGCGTGGTCAGGCATTCAGAACAGGCAAGTGGATGCTTGAAACCTGCAAGCGCGAGACTAAGAAAATCACTTTCAAGATGGCACGTGAAGCTATCCGCTTCATGCCTGGCGATGTTGTTGAGGTTATGGATAACAACTATGCAGCCACTCGACTTGGTGGACGCATTATCTCTCATGCCGGTCGTAGCATAACTGTCGATGCTGATGTGTCAGCTCTGGTAGGTGGCGGCGATACTATGTCGCTGATGGGTTCAAGCGGCAAGTTCGTTAAGTTTGAAATCGCCAGCGTAGCCAGCCGGGTAATTACGCTCAAAACAACGCCTTCATGGGTGCGTGATGGAACCGTCTTTGTTATCACCACTGGTGAGGTCGCACCAAGACTGTTCCGCATCATGGGTATTTCTGAAGATGAGAACAACTCGGTATATAGCATTTCAGCAACACTGCACGACCCTAATAAGCAAGCTGTAGTTGATGACGGCACCGTGTTCGAAACGCCCAACGATACCCTGAATGGATATCGCGTCCCGAACATCGAAAATTTACGCATCATAAACACGAATAGCGAAACCGTTCAGGTGACAGCTACATGGGAGACCGCAACGCTCACTAAAAAGATCGTGTTTGAGCTATATGTATACAGCGCTGACGGGAAAGTGGTGGCTCAATATGAAACAGACCAGTTTCGTTATGAGTTTTACGGCCTGAATGCGGGTAGCTATACACTCGGTGTCCGCGGCCGGAACGAAAATGGGATGAAAGGAGCGGAGACTCAGGTCAGCTTAGTTATCGGCGCCCCGTCCGCACCTTCATTTATCCAGTGGACGCCTGGCATCTTCTCCGCCGATATTGTGCCAGTCATGAACGTCGCGGCCACCACGGACACTTCCTTTGAGTTCTGGCATACAGGCCAAGTTAAAGCAACCAGCGCAGCGAACATCGTGAATGAGGCTCAGTTTCTTGGCCGCGCTTCACAATGGACTCTGCATGGGCTGAAGGCCGACACGACCTATTACATGTATGTGCGTACGAAAAACGCGTTTGGCACATCTGCTTTTGTAGAGGTATCAGGTCAGGCATCAGCGGACATCCCTGGCATGTATGATTACATTGATGACGCAATTCGTAACTCAGATACCTTCGAGCACTTAAGCAGTCAAATCGATACCAATATTGAGGGCATGCTGCAGAACGCCTTGGATAACAACTCATCAGTAGACCATCAATTCCAGCAGTACGGGGAGGTTCGCGCGGACATCCTGACTGTTCGCACCACTATCGCAGACGTCAGCAAAGCGATGGCAGAGCAGAATACGCTTGTACAAGCTCAAATCGGCGATCTGACATCTTCAGTTAACCAAAAGCTGACGGCCACAGTAAATTCAGATGGTAGCGCCAGTGCGTTCTATGATGTGGGTCTACAGATTCTTCGCAACGGACAGTATTACAAGGCCGGCATGGCTATGGGAATTGAGCCGTCGGGGGGCGGTTATAAATCAACGCTGGCTTTTAGTGCTGACCAGTTCGGTATTTATACCGGAAATAACCCTGGAAGTTATCAACTGGCTTTTGCAGCTATTAACGGGCAAGTATTTATCCGATCTGCACTGATACAGGATGCCAGCATTGATAGTGCAAAAATAAAGGATGCTGCTATCACCAACGCAAAGATAGCCGGGACTCTTGAGTCTGTCGGTTACGCATCTGGTAATGGCTGGCAATTTGGTAAGGATAACAACCAGCTCAATTTCCGTTCAGCAAACAGTGGCTTCTTTATTGACTCTACCGGCGCCGGCCTTAAAAGCAGTTCGGGTGTTATTCTTCTCAAAATGGGGTTCAAACCATAATGGCTGGAGAGCAAGGTTTCTGGTTGACCGCTGACAATGGTAGTAGCTATTACAACCTGCTTTCAGGAGGCGCACGGGCGATTACTTATCTGCAAAGGATAAGAATTGCGCCAGGCAGAAATAACACACGCATTAGCACTACCATTTCAGGGAAGGGCGCAAACACAACATTGCTGGTCGTTCCGGTCACGATGTACGGTATATTTCAGGACTCAACCAGCCTTGCCGTTGATACCGTCGGGGTTAACAGCATCACGGTTTCTGGCAGTGTTGTGACTGTTAATTTCAATACCTACTCAGTAGGGGTCGATATTGGAGGAACTACTGACAATGGATGGTTCCTGTTTGACGTATATGAAACCATTAACCCCACAGACTCATCGTATGGTTTTTTTATTCCTGATGGCACAAATTTCACAGGCATAACCGATGCGACGCGTGCTGGCTACTGCGTTTACCGAACCACGGTTACGTTAGGAAATGGTGGCACATGGACAGTGCCGGCCAGTGTTCAGGGCAGGGCTAACTGCTCTGTTTTCGCTAACTGGAACAGCGCAACCGCAGTAGTGGAATATACCAATAATAATAAGACAATTTATGTCTCAGGCGGTTCGGTAACGCTTAACATTGCCGTTTTCAGCAATGGGTTTGCGCTTACCATGCCTGAATATGGGTTCTACCTCTTCAACAATAGCGGGCAGTGTACATTCAACAGCGCATACATCCCCATGTTTATAAAAAACACCGTTACCGTTAGTGGAACCAGTGCTTCTACAGGCGTGACGAGGCCAATGGTTTGCCTGGGGATATATGGTGGAGATTCGAAAAAGGAGAGCGGAATGAACTGGAGTTTTTATAACAGAGGATTAATTATGTCCGGAAGTAATATCCGTTCATCGCGAGGGAAACAAACGCTGCTGGCTGACACCGGCGGATATCAGGCTGTTCTGCCTATAGCATCCGTACCAATCGTCGTTCTGGATGGTGAACAGTATTTTAACTAGCCGCCAGATTTCAACAATCATCATTCAATAATATCCGCTTCGGCGGTTTTTTTATGCCCGGAGATAATTATGCCAGCAGGCACTATAAAGCTAACCAATAATTCAACTGCCGTTACAGGTACAGGCACGTCATTTAGTAATGAGTTGGCCGCCAGTGATTTTCTGGTCGTTGTTGTGGGTGGGGTAACATATACCCTCGGTGTTAAATCAGTAGAGTCCAATACCGGGTTAACGCTGTTGGCAGCTTATAACGGACCAACCATTACCGGCCTTTCCTGGACGCCCGTTCCGAACGCAACGCTCGTCGGCATTACCGCTCAGGTAGCTGCTGATGTAGCCAAAGCCATTCGCGGAATGAATCTCGACAAGAACAACTGGCAACAGGTATTCAGCGGAACGGGCAACATTACCGTTACGTTACCGGATGGTAGCCAGTTTACTGGCCCGGCATGGAGCGCTATTACCACGCTGCTCAATAACAAAGCGGCCAAAGGTGATAACAACGATATTACGTCATTGTCCGCCCTGACGACGGCTATTTCGATTGCGCAGGGTGGCACGGGTGCCAAAGATGCAGCAACAGCCAGAAATAATCTGGGGTTGGGCACAGCTGCTATCCGTGATGCATATAGTAACAGTGGGAAAATGCTATCAGAAGGCGATGGGGGGTGGTTGACGACGACTCCCGCAACCGTTGATGGATTGTATAACAGGTATCCAAGCCAGATAAGAAGGTCTGGGGGAGCCAGCGGAAGCGTACCGTACGGTAGCGGCATCTATCTTGGCTACGATAACAACATATGTTTCCATATAAACGTTGAAGGCAGTGGCAACCTGAGATTTCGCTATCTTGCGAACGGGCTTATCACGTATGACTATACATGTTATCACACAGGTAACACGACCAGAGCTGCCGACGGCACCCTGAAAGCCGCCTCCCCAGTCGCTCGTATTACAAAATCACAGGAAGAAAACAAGCGCACCGATATTGATGAACAGGATTTTGAATGGTGCGGTGCTGGCACACGCAACGCAGAAGCAGCAGGTATCACTATTACACGAATGGACACCGGCGTTTATGTTTTGACTGGCTCCCTTGGCCTGGCGAAAGAAGGCTGGCAGCTGTCACCACCACGTGACCCAATGGGGTCAGGGGACATGGGGATTGTCGAAGCGGAAGAGACAGAGAGCGGAGGCATTACCGTTCGTCTCTATAAACGCAAGTACATGCTCAGCGATGATGGTGAAATCGTACTGACGAAAGGGCCATTAATCGACGTGCCGCCTACCAGCTGGATTGATATTCGTCTGCAGATGCCGGAGAAGGAATCTTCACCGGAAGAGAGCCCGGGAAGCGATGAGTAAGAGGTGAGACAAATTTGGGACATGCAAGGGTTTGTGACCTTTGCCAATCCTTTGCATGTCGCCGGATCATTTAATTTTCTCGTCCAGCCAATCCGCCCACCACTGCATCATTTCTATGCGCGTTTCCATATATGCTGCGTGGTTGTAGATTCCTCGCGTTCCTTTGCTGTTTGTGTGCGCCAGTTGAGCTTCTATAGCGTCGCTGTTCCAGTGCTTCTCATTCAGTACTGTACTGAACTGGTGCCGGAATCCATGCCCTGAAGTCTGCCCTTCGTAGCCAATTCGACGAATCACGCCAAGTATGGTGTTTTCGCTGATAGACTTTTTCTTATCATTGCGGCCAACAAAGCAAAGCTCGTACTGGCCTGTGACTTTCTTTAGAAACGTCAGCAGCTCGGCAACCTGATCAGACATCGGAACAACATGAATACGGCGCCCCTTCATTACAGAAGCATCGATAGTGATTAACCTGTTCTCAAAGTCGACGTTTTTCCATACCATCGACCGGAGTTCTTTGGTACGTAGCGCGGTATAGTGAAGAACCTGAGTTGCTATCTTGGCTATAACGCTGCCACCGTAACCGGTCAACGCCCGCTGAAACTCATGAATGCGGCTCATGGGAAGGAAAGGGAAGTTTTCTTTTCTGTATCCTTTAAGAGCATCAACTAAGTCCGGAGCCGGATTGTATTTGGCTCGTCCGGTGATGATTGCATACCGGAAAACCTCTCCGCACCTTCTTCTCGCTTTATCCGCCCGCTCCATAGCGCCCCGATCTTCAAAGTGGCGAATGACTTTCAGCAAAACCATCGGCTCTACTTCTCCCATCTTCATATGTCCGATAATTGGCAGAATGTCATCATCGAACATCCGTCGCATTTCATCGGCGTAGCCATGAGACCAGACCTTTGACTTGTGCGCATGCCACTCATTGAAGATGTCGCCAAACGAATCAGCAACGGCTTCTTTTTCTTTTTTCTTCACCGCCTGCTTTTGCTCTGCCGGATCGACACCGCTCAACAGCTTCATCTTTGCATCAGATTGCTTCGCACGGGCTTCTGTCAGGGAAATCTCAGGGTAGGGGCCAATGACCAGTGTTTTTTCTTTACCCTCGAAACGGTAACGAAGGCGCCAGACCTTTTTTCCTGACGGCGGAACGAAGAGGAACAAGCCTCCGGCATCAGCCAGGCGATAAGGCTTTTCTTTGGGCTTTGCTGCCTCGATTTGTTTTACGGTAAGCAT